GAGGCGGATGTCACGCAACTCGGGCACGATGTCAGCGAAGGCACCCGCCACCTTGCGGGCCTCGGGTGACAGTTGCGCGAGGGTCTTCTGCACGTCCTCGGCTTCGATGTTGAACTCGCGGCCCTCTTCGACGGAGGCCGAGAACTCCTTGTTCATGGCCTTGATCGCGTCACCGAAGCCCTGGAAGCCGACGACACCACCAGCGACCAGGCCGCCCATCGTGAGGAAGATCGGCACCACGGCACCGGCCGTTCCAGCCAGCCCGGAGAACGCTGACGACAGCACCTGGACCGCGCCGCTGAGCGCGCCCTGCAAGAGCACGGCGGCGGGCTGGGCCAGTTCCGCGACCGCCCCGAGGATCAGCTTCATCCGGCCGCTCAGACCGTCACCGAAGCTGGTCCCGGCCGAGTCGCCCATCTCCCTGAACTTCGACTCGATGCGGGCGCGCGTGGAGACAAGCTCGTCCTCATCGACATCGACGCGGACCTTGACGGAGATGCCCGCCAGCAGAAGCTGGATCTCCTCCTTCAACGCCTTGATGTCGGCGCGGTTGGCCTCGGTGTTGACCGTGACATCGATCTCACCGAGCATCGCCCGAGCCGCCGCGAGCTCACGCTGCAACTCCTCGTCATCGAACTCAGGGTTGGCCTTCAGCGTCAACTGCGTGGCGCGCAGTTGGGCCTGGAGCTTGCGGATGTCGGCCTTCAGCGCCGCCTCATCGAGTTCGATGTCCACGTCGATGCCGCGCATCGCCTCTTCGGCTTGCTGCCTGATCTTGCGCAGCTTCAACAGCAGCGTGCGGCCGTCAACTTCTCCGAGGCCCTTGTCGATTTCATCGGCCATCGCCTCGCCGGTCTTGCGTGATGCCCCGACCAACTTCGCGGTCATCTTGCCGGTGTCGGCATCAACCGTGATCTCGATTGAGCCGACGTTGCGACCTGCCATCACTTACCCCTCGACTGCCTCCGGAGTGCTAGTCGGCAATGGTACGCCACCCGGTCCCCGCCCCCCAGCGACGGGTGGCGCGATGCCCATTGCGGACGCGAAGGCGAGGAAGCTCTTGGCGTCGTCATCCAAATCCTGCTCGGTGACGACAGCGCCGCGCGGCGGTGCGTTGAGGTCGCTGATCCAACGATCGGGTTCTTTCACTCGCTGCACCGCCCACCAGTAGATCGCGTTGAGGAAGCGGTCGAACTCTAGGGAGAAGTAGTCGACGCCGCGTTCGGCCGCCGCGCCGTCGATTGCCGCCCAGTGGTCCTCCGCGATGGCGACGAGACGGGCGGCGGTGTAGTAGGGCGCGCTGCCCACTCCCCGACGAGGTACTGGACAATTTCGACGACCACCTCCACGTCCATCCCGCTGCGGAGTTGGTCCTCGACGATCGCGTAGTCCTTGTCGACGAGCACCGAATCAAGCAGATCGAACATCGCTCGGATGGAGCCTTGGCCGGTGGCGGTGTCAGCCCCGAGGAACAGCGCAAGCTGGCCGGTGGTCGGCGCGTGCGCCGTCATCGTCACGTACTCGCCCTCGCGCACTTCGAATTCGAACTGGATGTCGATGGGGTTGCTGACTGCGGCTTTCCCACGCCGTGCAGCGGTCTGAAATTGTTTCATGTGGGCCTCCTGGCGGGTGAGCCTATGCCACGGGCGAAAGACCGTTGGCAACCAGGACGGCGTTGAGCGCCTTCTTCAAGATGTGCTGCCCCTCTCGGGCGCGTGTGCCGAGCCGGTCGCGGCCGACCGTGCGGATCTCACCGTTCCACTGCGTCCATGAGAACTCCTGGAACTTCTGGCTCGCACCGCGCCCCTCTTCGACGTAGATGGCGTGGTCCGCGAAGTTCTCGATCCGAGCGCGGACGATGTGCCCGTTGGAGCCGATGTGATCGCCCACCCACGACACCTTGAACACGCCGACCACGCCGCCGCGGTGGACCGCGTTGAGCGGGTCGTTGACCGGCGACGTGTTGAAGGCGCGCTGGAGGATGTCGCGTTCGATGTCGTTGCGCCACTCGTAGACAGCGCCGCCCGGCGTGTTCAGCGCTTGGATGACGGCTGCGTCGGAGATGCTGACCTTCACCTGTGACGGCATCAGTCCGTGCCGATCCACGCCGTCCACACGCCGCCCAGGCACCCGCCTGCGGGGCCGATGGGCTGCCACTGTTGCACCGCCACCGATGGCGCACCGCAGCACATGATGGCCCTGAACAGCGCCCACGCATCCTGCATCTGCTCGGCCGCGGCCATGTTCATCTGCTCGACGGTCTGCAACTCGCCGTCAGCCGAGATCGGCAGGCAGCGCGCCGCACCGACTTCGATCTGGTAGGCCAGCGGCTTGCGACACGTCGGGTCAACGATCGCCTGCGGGAACGTCTCGCTGGGGTTGGCGAAGGCGACGCGGATCCAGCCCATGCCGCACTTGTCGTTGCCGCACTCGGAGCAGAACTCCAAGCTGACCTGAGCGCCGGGGTAGATGCCGCACCAGCACGTCGGCCCCGCGCCGGTCTCCGTCAGTTCCGTGCAGACGCAATCGCTGAGCGCGAACAGCAGCGGCAGGATCGGGGCCGGGATGATGACGGGTGGGTCGGGGTTGCTCATGTGACCGTCAGCGCCAGCCCGTTCGACGGCGGCGCATCCGGGTTCGTCGCGACGATGTCGTAGGTGCCAGCGCCTGCCTCCCACGAGACGCTCAACTGCGTCTCGCTGATCCAAGTGCGAGTGAGCGTCCAGGTGTCATCGGCGCGCAGCACGACGTCGGGATGGAAGCCGGTGCCCATCACGTCGAACACGAACTGCGGCGTCGCGACGACGGTGCTGGGAACGAGCGACGTGAGCACGGCCGTGATGATGGCGGGAGGTTCGGGCGGTGGCTGCGTCCACGTCTGGAAGCGATGCTTCATCGGCGCGAGGTCCGGCGACCAGACGAGCGATGGAGAGTGCAGGTGCTTCGGGTTGATCGCGCTGATGTACGCATCGACCTCGATGATCCCGGTCTGGCCGTTGGGGAACATGCCCATCGTCAACGTCATCGCAACGCCCTGGCGCGCGATCGCCGTGACGTTGGACGGAAGCCGACACTTGCCGCCCGAGCACGCCTTGGTGAACTCGCACGCCAGGACTCCTGCGGCCCACAGGCCAGCGGGGCCGGGATCAATGCCCGGGACGTAGCTGACCGTGAGGGTGTTCGGTGCGCCCGCTGGGGCGGTCATGTCCTGGCAACTCGGCCAGCACAATCCGTCCTGCCTGACCAGGCGGTTCCCGTTATCGACCCGGAAAGTGTCCAGTGGGATGTCCGTTCCCGACCAGTTGACGGAGACCAGCTTGGCGATGTTCCCCGGCGTGACGATCTCGCACATCCTGGTGCAGGAGCACGGCGGCGTGCCGCAGGCGCAGTTGAACCACCGCCCGTCGATGAGGACGGGGTTCATCCAGCCGCCCCCTGGCGCGATCCAGCTACTGACGCAGCACTCGCACGGCGCGCTGAGACACGGCCGCATCAGCACAGGGCAGTTGCCGACCTGTCCGCCCGACAGCAGACGGATGGTCGACCAGGCGAGCTCCATCGCCTTCTCCTGCACCAGTGGGTCGATGGTGTCCCAGCCGGTGCAGCAGTCGGTATCTGCTTCCCAAGGTACGCAGGTCACGGCGCGATCCTACGCGCCAGGCTTACGGAGCCGGGGCAGCGACCCAGGCAGCGCCATCCCAGTGGGCCTGCCCGCCAGCGCCAGCCGCAAGGGTCTGGACGAACTGGCCGGGAGTCCAGGCGGTCGCCGGGTTGGCGGTGACGACGTTCGGCACGCCGCCGATCAGATCGGCAACGGTCGAGGGCGGCATCGAACCGGAAGGCGTCCAGTTGCCGGGGGTGCCAGCGTTCGCGCCGGTCGCCGGGGCAGCGCCAGCAGGCGGGACGAGCGCCACGCAGCCATCGGTCGGGTCCGGAGGAGCGACGGTGGTGAAGATGACGTAGAGGTGGTCGTCGGGGTCCAGCGGGTCGGGCAGTGGTGACGTGCCGCCAGTGCCGTCGTCCACGACGTCGTAGGGACCGACACCCCAGCCGTTGCCAGCCTTCGTGACTGCGCCCGTGAGGGTGAACGTGACCGCTGCGTTCTCGATGGTGAAGTCGCCCACCACGCCGCCCTGGAGGCAGGGGAGCAGGAGGTAGCCGAACGCACCAGCATCGCCCGAGCAGGCCACGCCGGGGACGCCCATCCAGACCTCCAAGGCGAAGCCCTTGTCGCAGGCGCTGACCGCGCTGTTCATTCGGAACCCGACCACATCGCCCGCTGCATCGACAACGACCGGCTGGCCGGTGACGAGAGCGAACAGACACGGGTTCACGTCGCAGAAGGTGATCTCGACGCCGTAGCCCTGGAACTCTGGGCAGGCCGTGTCACGCACGCAGGTCTTGCCGTTGGCGTTCGTGACGGTGATCTCGTCGGGCGTGTTGATCGTGGCCGTCAGAGCAACGCTGACGAAGCCCTCGGTGACGACCTGGTTGTCCTCACCGAAGATCGGCGCGCAGCAACCATCCACCGCCGTGACTCGCATCGAGCGGCCCCGGACGAGAGGGAAGGACTTGGGACTGGCCATGAGATGCCTCCTACGGGGTGAACGTGAAGTTCAGGATGGTCGCAGACATGCCCTGGGGATTCTGCAGACGGACAGTGACGGTGCCCGGCACGTTGTCGGACGGATGGACGACGATTTCGAGTTCGTGGTCGTCGATGAAGGCGGTCGGATAGGCAACGCCGTTGACCAACACATCGGTGTCGTCGGTGAGGTCTTCTCCGTGGATGTGCAGCGTGAAGTCCGCCGCGCCAACGCTGACGCTGGTGTGGCTGAGGTACAGCAACTCGGGCGGCGTGGTCGGCGGCGGCTGGCTGACTCCGCCCGTCGTGACGACGGTGCCAGAGACGCAGGGGCAGGGGTTGACGAGCACCGAGAACGGCTGGCACTCGATCGCCGGGACGTAGATGCGCTCGACAATCGAACGAGCGGGGACGTTGATCCAGCCGGTCACGTAGTCGGGTGTCGCCGGGACGGCGGGCGTGCCGGGGGACACGGCGGTCATCGTCACCGTCAGCGGCGAGTTGTCGCCAGCGGGGGCGTAGGGACCGCCAGCGCCGACAGCGCCAGTGGTCGTCATCGGGACGGTGTAGTACGCGCCCTGGTTGACCGGAGTGCCGGGGCTGAACTCTGTCCACTGCGTCGCGTCGGCAGGGTTGACGTAGCGCACCCTGCGGTTCGTGTATGACGGGTCGAGCGCGAGCAGCATCTCGGGCCAGTCGTCGCCGCCTGGGGCGAGGTTGCTCCAACGGTGGACGCCCGAGACAGCGCCGCCACCGGACGAGCCAACGTGACCGTCACCGGGCGCTCCTGACGTGGATGCGGCCCACAGCATCGACGGCTGGGAGAGCGAGAGCGGAGCGCCGGGGACAGCGGGCACTTCCGGAGCGCCGCCGCCGAAGCAGGCGACGTTCTGCTGGGGTGCGTCGAACTGGTTGATCGGACCACGGACCAGCACCATGCGGCCCATGCCGTAGATGATGTTGTCGGTGCCGAGCATCGACACACCGATGACGGTCGAGCCAGCACAGGAGTGGAACGTGCCGTCGCCGTTGGGCGCGATCAGGCCGTCGCGGCAGAACACCGCGAGCAGGTGCATCGGAATCGCGATCAGTGGGATGCCGCCGTAGTTGCCGAACAGCATCCCCTCCAACTGGCCGAGCGCCTGTGCTGGTTCCAGTGCCGTGACGTTGAGTTGCAGTAGGTCGGGGCGGGCCTTGATCCACTCCGTCAGTTGCTGGTCGACCACCCGGCGCTCCGCGAAGTCGAAGCTGCGGCGAGCCTGCATCCGCGTGTGCTCCATCGGCTGCAAGCCGGTCGCGCAGAGCGCGGCGCGGTACAGAGCGAAGGGATCACCGTTGACGACGAAGTCGGTGGGATCACCGAACTTCTCGCCGTTCACGCCGGGGGTCCAGCCCCCCGCGTCGCAGTCGAAGGTGCCGGTGTCTGTCGAGCACCAGTCGCCCGTCCACGGGTTGGCCTGGCCGAGGCAAGCGTAGGAGTCGTACTCGATGCCGAGCAGCGAGTGGTCGCCGTCAGGCACGTCGATGACCGTCGCTCCGTCGAGGAAGCCACCGCGTTGAAGCGGCGGGTCAGCAACCGTGATCAGATTTCGTGCTCCGGTGATCGTCATCGCTTCCTCCTTCCTCACTCAGTGGTCGCCCTGGGGGGATCAAGGAGGCCCTACCTACTCGATCCCCCCAGGCCGTCTCGTTCCTCAGCCGACGCCCGACACCCAAGCGGTGCCGTTCCAGTGGGCGCGACCTGCGCCACCCGAGATGCCGGTCTGGACGAACTGCCCAGCGGTCCATGCCGTGGCGGGCGATGCCACGACCGGGTTCGGGGTTCCGGCGATGAGGTTGGCGACGCTGGATGGCGGCTCGCTGCCCGAAGGCGTGAACGCACCAGGCGCACCAGCCGTGGCTCCGGTGGCGAACACGATCGGCGGGTTCTGCGTGCCGACCGTCAGGCACTCCGTCAGGTCGAGTGCCGCTGCCTGGCCGCTGGCGCAGGTGCTGAGCTCGATCTTGCAGGTGTGGGTGCAGCGCTGCACGGCGAGGATGCCCTCTTCGATGAACAGCGCCGTGAACACGTTGCTGGCGAGGCCGGTGGAGTCGTACACCGCGTCGATGTTGATGACGTCGGCGCGACCGCGGACCCACGTACCAGCGGGGTACATCAGCGCCCACACCGTGTCGGGCAGCGTGACCTGGCAGTTGACGACCACGAGGTCCTGCCAGTCGTAGACCCACTGCACGGAGAGGTTGCGGTCCGAGAACCACGAGTTGATCGCGGCGTCGCTGGCGTCCTTCGGCCATGCACGCATGCCCCAATCGGCCCGGATCAGCGCCTTGTACCAGAACGGCAGCACGACCTCGATCGTCTGGGTCTGGCTCATGCGGTACTGGTACCGCATGGCGATGGCCTGGATGTCGAGCTTGTAGAGGCTCCGGTCAACGGTCTCGTCGCTGCCACCCTCGATGCCGGGGCCAGCCGCGGCGTTGATCGTGTCGAGCATGTACTTGTTCACCTTGTGCTGCTGGGCGACCAGCGCGCCTTCGGTGAAGCGGCGGACGAGCTCGGGGTACTGGCTCATCGTCAGCAGCGGTGCCTTGATGCAGATGCCGACAGCGTCCATGCGGATCTCTTCGAACGGCGGGCACTCGACCATGCAGCAGTTCTTCTCCGCGGTGCCCGCGATCGCCTCGTCCTCGGTGAGGGCGAAGCCGCAGGCTGCGTAGATGTCCGCGAACGACGGACCCTGCGTCCAGCGAATGCCGCCGCGGGTGACGTTGAACTCGGGCGTGTCGAGGATGCCGTCGACCGATTCGAACGCACACAGGTCGTACAGCGTCTGGCTGGGGGCGCACCATCCCATCGCGGCGACGAGAGAGCCACCGGGCAGTCGCCGCTCGTCGGCAGCGGCAGTGATGAGAGCCATGTCGTCCTGGGTGACGGCCTGGTCGAGGTCGCCGTAGCCCTGGAGGCGGATGGTCGCTGCGCCGTAGTGCGAGCGGACACCCTGCTCGCCACCGACGCGGCTGGTGGGCAGGCCCTTGACGCGAGCGATGACCGCGGCAGACACGGCGTCGAGGCCGTCGAGGATCTTGCCGGTGGGGATGCCGGGGACGTCGGCGGCGGCGGTCAGCACGGCCACGGCGTCACTCGGACGGCGGGCGGGGACGGGCGTCGGCGCGGCGTTGGCTGCGGCGCGGCGGGCAGGCGGTGTCGTTGCGGCGGCGACCGGCTGCGGGAGTTCGGTGGTGACGCCCTGCGGGGTCGTCACGGCATCCGGCGATACAGGCTCGCCCTCCGGCGTCGGCTCCGGCTCCGGCGTCGGCTCTGGCTCCGGAGCAGGGTCTGGTTCCGGACTGGCCATCTGCTCCAAGAGCTTGCTGGCACGGTCCCGGCGCGAGGTGTCGGCTGCCTCCTTCGTCGCCTTCAGGGCGTTGGCGGCACTGATGGCGGTCGCGATGCGCTCGCCTTCGGTGATCGTCGCCTCGTCCGAGTCCTGTGACACGCCGAGCGCCTGGAACGCATCCAGGCCCGCATCGATCAGGGCTTGCAGTTCGTCAACGCCCAAAGCGTCGAGGTTCTCAGGCAGTTCAAACGGCATCACAGCCTCCGGTCGTGGGGAAAGGAATCAGAGCACGAGGAATGGAGCCAACCGCGTCAGCCGCTTCGCAGCTTCACGCACCAGGAGGCTTCGCCTCTGACCGGTGCGGGTTGATCTGTGGGGCAGCATACGCCTGCGGTGTGACAGCCTGTCAAGTGAAGCCGGGGATGACACTCGGAGGGGACGTGGCGAGGAGCCACTGGAGGCCCCGCAGAATACCCAGGGAACATCGCAAGGGCAGCCTGCGCTGGGACACATCGGGGAGCGCTGCCGTCCCGGCTTCACTGCGTTATAGGGAAGCGCGATCGCGAATCCTCGCGAGGAATTTCCGAAATTTCAGAAGGGGTCTCGGTCGCCCTTCTCGTTCTCCTTCGTCCCACGCCGCCAGGACCACCACAGCAGTCCGACGAGTATCACCGCCGCAACGATGCGGTCGATGGCGCGCCTCACTCAGTCGGGACCAGCGTCGGCGGTGTGCTGCCCCCGGTGGGGAACGGGCCGTCAGGGTTGGCGCACGAGCTCGACTCGGGCGGGTACGTCACGGTCGCCGTGGCGGTCGGGTTGACCGTGTAGGTGAGCCGGATGCCGTCGCGGAGGAAGGCGTCGCTCGGGTCACGAACCCAGAAGCCCGCGCTGTTGAGGTTCCAGCCGGGAACGTCAGCGATCGAGCCATCGGGGTTGACGCGCGTCCCTGGGTAGAGGATGTCCACCGTCGTGCCGGGTTGGTAGACGAGCGGCTGCGTGGAGACGACGCCGTTGCCGGTCACGGTGGTCATCGTCAGCGTGCCGGTGCGACCGGCCAGTTCAGGGAACGTGTTGCCGAAGGTGATGCGGATGGTCGGCACTTCGCGGATGCAGATGGTGGTCGCCCCGGAGAAGCTGAACACCTGAGCGGGGCCGGTGATCGTCGTGTTCGGCGCGGTCGTCGTGGTCCCCGGCTGAGACGTGGTGGTCGTCCCAGCCGGAGTCGTCGTCGTGGTCGTGCCTGCCACAGTCGTCGTGGTGCCGGTGATGACCGTGTTCGGCGTGCAGTCCGCGCACGTTGTCGTTGTGGCAGCGCCAGTGGTGGTCGTGACCGGTTGCGTCGTCGTCGTCGCCACAGCGGTCGTGGTCGTCGGATACTGCTTGTGCGTCGTCGTCGTCTGGTAGTACGGCGGGTTGTCGAGCGGCGTCACCTCCATCGGTGAACCGCACGCGGCCAGCAGGGCGACAACGATCGCCCCAATCACTCCCCATCGCTTCATGCCCGCTTCTCCCCGCTACTTCTTGACGATCACGTAGTGACCGCCCTCCTTGCGAACGATGTTCATCGCTGCTTGCAGCGTGTCCACCTCTTGCTGCCGTCCGGCCTTGGTCGTGACGACGTACTTGCGAACCTTGTTGCCCCCTTGGCATCCACAGGCCATCAGACGCCCACCCGTTCGTGGAGGCGCTTGACGCGCTCGGCGTTGATCGACGCGGTGACGGCCGCGGCGCGCGCCGCTCGGGCGCGGGCCTCGGCGCGCCGTTCCACTTCGTCCACGACCCGGACGGCGATGCGGCCTTCGTCCAGGGCGTTGGGATCAGTGACAACGATTGCGGCTGCGGTCAGCGCCAGCAGAATCGTCTCATCAGCCGCCGACGCTGCCAACTGCGGCCGGGGGATGGGAAAGCCGGGGACGTTGACGATCAGCGCGCCGACCAGTTCCAGGTTCCCACCGATGCGCCGCCAGTCGCCTGACGGCGCACCAGCGCGCAGTGCGTGGGACTGCTCCTGCGTGATGCCGGGTCGCTCGATGCCGTGGACCCAGATGCCGAACTCGTCCTCACCGACTGCCACGTCGGCAACGACCGTGCCGGTGTCGTCGTAGTGGCGCACCGTGTCCCGAGGGTCGAGCTCTGCTGAGGCGTGGCCGGTGCCCGCGGTCAGATGACCGACCGACACTGCGCCGCCCGACGTCATCACTTCACCCGTGCGGAAGTAGGCGTAGTCGTGGGTGGACTTCGGCGCGGTGACGCAGTTCTTCTCACCGAAGCCGACATGGCAGGTGTCCCACGAGGCGATGTGCCCGACGACTTCGTTGAACTCACCCGCCGCGCGAACGGTGATCGCGGTCGGCTTGTCGAGGCCAGGATCGGTGAACAGTTCCAGGGGTGGCGCTTCCATAGTGTCCTCCAGTGAAGCACAGAGCGTGAAGGCCGCCAGGACCTCTCGCAGTTCGGGCGTGTCGTCGGGGATGTCCACAGTTTCCTCACCAGTGTCCACCGCGCTGACGAGCTTCCGCACAAGGCCCTTCTTCTTCCGGCCGTGCGGCGCTTGCCCAGGCCAGAAGCCCAGCGCCACGTAGTGCATGTTGGCGCAGGTGCCGTCGAGGTAGGCGGGGTTGTGGATGTACTTGCGGAGTTGGTCGCGGCACCGATCGAAGTCGCCGGGCGCGCCCCACTTGATCTTGGCGGCACCCTCGCCGCGGGTCCAGTACCGGCGCAGGCGCTCGGTCTCGCGCGGGTTGGTGATCCAGCCCGGTGCGTCGTGGGTGTTGACCGGGCCAGCCGCCTTCAGGCTGTCGGGCGGGTCTTCCTTCAGCAGCCGGTACAGACCGCGCAGCCGCGAGCGGGCCTTCGCCTTCTGGTCGGCAGGAGCGTTCACGCCGCCACGAGCCCCGGCGAGGGCAGCCGCGGCGGCGTGAACCCCTGCCCTGCTCACCGCTCCGGAGGGTGTGAGCACGGGGACCTTGTACGTGCCCTTCGACTCGGGATCGCCTCCTGGCATGTGGATCAGACACGCCTTGCGCCATTGCTCGATCGAGTAGTCGGCGGCGCTGTACTTCGACCACGGCTCTTCGCTGATCGCCGCCGTCAGTGGCTCGCGACCGATGCGCTCACCGGCCCACCAGATCTCGACACCGCCGATGCGGATCGTCTGCGGCATCTCGTCGGGGTGGTTGATCCCGTAGCCGATCGTCATGTGCGGGGTGAAGTGCGGGTGGTCGCTCTTCGGCTTGGCCACCGCTTCCAGTTCGGTCCGCAGCCGGTTGAACTCGGGATGTTCCAGCAGATACGTCGCCGCTTGCGGCTCGTCGTTGCCCATGAACGCGCGGCCGTTGACCTTGGCGTCGAACGGTTCGACGTCTGCTTCCGACAGCCAATTCTCGAGCGCGGGGCGCAGCGTGTCGGGCGCTTCGTCGGCGTGGCCGTAGTAGCCGAGCGTGACGTGAAGGTCGTCAGGGTCATCGCCGCCATCGACAGCGACAGCAGGTGGGTCAGCCAGTGTCGCCACCACCACCGCACCCCGAGGCGGGTCGGGGTCGGACGCGGCAGTGACGACACCAGCCCCGACTGTAAGGCCGCAGCGGCAGTTGATCCACACCTCGGGCGGGCCGATCGGTTGGCCGGGGTACATCAGCGGATGACCGCCGACGATGAACGGCTTGCCCGCGGCGACGGTGACACCGTGCATCGGTTCGTGCAACTCACGCACTCGCTCGTCCTCTTGGGTGAACCACGTGAAGGACGCGTTGAGCGGCGCGCTGGCAACGACGGCTGCGTTCTCGGCAGCCTTCTCCATCCACGCCGCGACGAGGTCCGGGTCGCTGACTGCTGTGGTGTGGTCGATCGCCGCGCTCAGCGAGAGGCTGTACTGGCGCAGGTCATCGACCGTCAACTCGTCGTTGCTGTCTTCCGTGACCCGCTCGTCGTAGGCGGCGATGAACAGATCCTCGGCAATCTCCGTCAATCTGATGGCGCGCTCTTCGGGAGACAGGACCAGTGCGGCCTCGATGTCGTCGCGAGTGCTCATGGCGCAACGCTATGTCGCCGTCGTGAGTTCGTGAAGAGGTGGTGGCGTGCCCGTCTCCAACAACGCACCGAGCACGGTGCCGCTGTGGGGACGCTGCGAAGCAAGCAGCCCACGGACGTAGAAGTCCAGTGTCTCGATCACGCCAGCGGCGTTGTCGGTGTACGGCGCGAGCACGTCGGGGGCGCAGGCCCACGCCCCGGCCAACAGCGTGGACGGGTCGCCGGTCATCGTCTTGTAGACGTCCACCGTCGCCATCTGCGTTGCGTCCTTGCGCGGGTGCATGTTCATCAAACGGTTCCCGGCGCGCTCCAACGCCCGGTAGACGAGCACGTCGCACGCCGCAGCCAGTCCGGCGCGGTTGGCGGGAGGAAGCTCGGGGATGTCGCGGCGGGGGATGTCCGGCTGGGTGTCGAGCCTCATGTGGTCGGGCGGCGGCGCGTTCTGCGTGTCGGTGACGACGAGGCCCAAGTCCGCGCCGAGCAGCTTCAGCGCGGCGGCGGTCTGCTCCGGTGACGTGCTGCCGGTGGCGATCTTCCGCAGCAGCCACATCTTGACCTGCTCGTCAGCGGGTGCGTCCTCGGGCTGGAAGCCTGTCTCACGCCGCAGGGCGGGGCCGCTCAACTCGCCCAGGTTGTAGAGCTCGATCGCTTCGTTGGAGCGGTTGGGGCGGAGGCGGATGGACGACGTGTCAGCGATGACGAAGAAGTCCTGCAACTCGTCGTCGGAGACCAAGCCCTTCAGCGCCGGTTGCAAGTACTGCTCGGTGAGGGCGAAGGACAGCACCGCCAGGCGTGGCTCGATGTGGGCCTTGACCGCCGACTCCTCCGAGAGCCAAGCGTTCCAGTGGTTCGCGTCGGCCACCCCCAACAACACCTCGGGCGGGACGTCCATTCCGGTCGCCAGCCGCTTGATGGCGGCGTCGCGCATCTCCACCACGGAGGCGTCGAGGTCGCTCCAGAACTTGACGTGCTCGTTCTTGCCCAAGCTCTCCGTGGGCACCATCGCCACGATCGGCACCAGCGCGGACGGGTCGGCCGGGTTGTCGATCGGCGTCATCATCGCCTCGCCCAGCATCGCCATGAACAGCGCTGCTTGGCTGGCGTTGGGGTCGGCGTCGATGGGGCGGGGGAACTCGACCTCGCTGCTGATGAAGAGGATGCCGTTGCCCGCCAGGCGGCTCCTGATCTGAGCGGTGATGTGGGCGTCGTAGCCGATGATCTGCGCCAGCGTGCTCAGGTTGGGCCGCACCGGACTGTCCGGCAGGGTCGGGTCGCGCGGTGACGGCATCCAGATCCGGATCACCAAGTCGTCGGCGGTCAGCGCGATCGGCCCGCCCTCGGTGCCGAAGTCCGCTTGCAGGCGGGGCGCTTGCGGGCTGCCTCCTGGCATCTGCGTGACCTTGCCGCTGGCGAGCGTCGCCCACACGTCGTTGACGGCGCGGTTGACGATGTACTCCTCACCGGCGATCGTCGTGTGGATGCCGTACTGCTGCAACATCTCGGCCTGGCCCTGCGGCCCGCCGTAGAGCGCATCCATCGCATCGTTTGCCGGATGTTCACCTTGGATCGGGACGAGCATGCGCCCTTCACGCTTGGCGGCGACGAGGTTGGCGCGGCTGAGCACGTTGCCGAACCAGGCCGCGACGTAGCGCAGTTCGCCCACCGTCTCCCAGTACTGCCACGCCAGCGCTTGCCAGTCCTGTGATCGCCCGGCCATGTTGCGAGAGGCGGTCGGCAGTCGGACGGCTGATGCCACGAAGCCAGTCGGAGCGACCGGCGCGGGTTGTGGAGAACGCGCCCTTGCCATCGGGCGCTGATGTTACTCCCGTTGGTCGGGTGGGATGTCCCTGACGGTGAGGAAGCCTGCGATCCACGCCACCGCGGCCCACACATTGCCGAACCACCACGACCAGTGCAGCCCCGTCGTCCACGCCCAGACGAGATCGACGAGCGTGATGTACGGAGCCACGCACCACGGGCACTCGACCAACTTCTCCCACGGCTGGCTGACGTGCATCCGATACCAGTCGGTGACGTGCAGCACCGGGGGGAACTCGTCATCGACGATCAACCGCACGACGCGTGTCACCGCCAGCGCGCCGACGATGAACGCGCAGACGAGCACGAACGGCTGGTCGAAGGAGAGCTCGGTGTTCTCAGCGAGCAGGGATGTCATTGTCATCCAGCCAGTGAGCCTCGGGCACGTTGTTCAAGCGCAACAGGTCGCACAGTTCCTCTCCGATGGCGGCTGCCTGCCGGGAGTCGAACACGCCGGTCGGCGGTGGGTCCCAACACATCGACGCCGTGCCCAATGCCTGCATCACCGCGCTGCGAAGCGGGGTCTGCGGGTCGTAGTGCATGATCGGGAAGCGGTTGCGATCACCCATCGAGTTCCAACTCCGGGTGTGCGCCGCGCTCCTTGGCGGTGTTCGCCCAGCGGATGATCGCCGCGTCGGTGCGCTCGCTCTTGTCGAGCACGAAGGCGCACTCGATCACGCCGACACCGACATGCTCACCATCGGTGCGGACCACGGCCCACCACTGGTCGTCGGGTGCCTTCCACAGCACGACGCGATCGATCGCTCCTTCGACAGCGGCGTAGACGTGCTCCTCTGATTGGTCGGGGGCTACCAGCCTCATGGCGGAATCCTCTTTCTATTGTCGGATAGATATTGAATCTTCGAGGACGATGCACTTCACGGCCCACATCACCGTCTCCTCCAGGTGAGTCGCCGCCAGGCTGCGCTCGCGCGAGTCGGGGCAGTAGGAGGCGATCACCTTGGCCATGTCCTTGCCCGCGTCGCGGATCGCTTCGATGCGTTCGATCTGCTCGCGGTCGGGGGTGTGGTTGGTGAGTGAGTTGTCCAGCCGATCGAGCAACACCTGATCGACGTCTTCGTTGGCTTCGTAGGTCATCTCTGCGAATCCTTCTGTGTGCCGCCAGCCGGTTTGGTCAACCGCCGTTGGCCCGTGATCGTCACAGGCGAAGATGGCGAGGTCATTGCTGCCCCGCTGCCACGTTGCCTCCCGGGGGCAGACACCGCATCTCATCGTGTGAACCTCGCTCGGTTCATCAGCGAGGTCGCCAGGTGGCGGTCGCTGCGCTTGGTCAGGGTGGTGGGCGAGACGATCTCCGCGGTGCGGCTCTTGCCCATCAGTTCGGTCAGGCCGTGGACCAGCGCGTCCACCCGGTCGGGTGAGTCGCGGTCCTCGTACGGCTGCCAGGTCGTCATCTGCTCTTCCAGATCGAGCAACATGCCGACGTGGTGGACCTTGTGCTGTTCGTAGACGCCGACGATCGGCTCGGCGCGGAGGATCTTGCCGCGGCGGGAGTTGACGCGGATGATGCGGCGCTTGATCCCGGCTGAGCGCAGCGTGGACTCCACCATGTCGCCGCCGTAGTTGTCCTCAGCGATGATCGCGTCGGCGCTGAACTCGTCACAGGCTGCGTCGGCGGCGCGCGCCCACCCGTTGGGGCTGTACTTGCCGCTGCGGTCGGCCAAGACGTAGTACTCGCCATCGACGCCCTTGGCGCTGACGATGATGCCCGTCTCGTCGGACTTGCGGTTGGCCGTGCCAGCCGGGTCGATCGCGGTGATCACCCGCCACAGCGGCGGTGCCAGCGGCACGCGGTCGGGTTCGATCATGTCGTACTGCCACAGTGCGCCTTCGACGTCCTCCAGTATCTCCCCGAAGATTTCTTGGCGTCCCTTGCGCGTCCCTTCGAAGCGCTTGATGATCTGCTCCGCGAACGTCGGGGCGAGGTTGACCAAGTTGTCGTAGGTGGAGGCGGTGACGACCCGTGTCCGTGGGTCCTTGGCGAGCTCCTTCATCCACGGCCGCGGCTTGGGTGTGGTGGTGACGCAGATGCGGGGACGCTTGCCCATCCGCAAGCCGAACAGGAGGTTGTCCCACACCTCCTGCACCAGCGCCCAGTGAGCGGGTTCGTCACACCACGCGTAGCCGTGCTCCGGGCCACGCAGGCGATCCGGCTCTTCCGCGCTGTACGTCGTACCGATGCACCCGTTGGGCCACACCAACCGCCGCTTGGAGGGTTGGAAGTCCGGCCGCCAACCGGGCGGGGCGATCGTCAGCAGCCCGCTCTCGCCCTCCAACAGCGTGTCGCGCACGTCGGCTCCGGTGGCGGCGATCAGCGCGATGCGACCGACGTGTTCGGCCATGCGGTGGGTGAACTCGGACCCGGCGCGGGTCTTGCCCGCTCCACGTCCTGACTTCAGGCACCACACGAACCACGATGCGTCGGTGGGCGGGCGCTGGTCCTGGCGGGCGTGGTTCCACTCCCAATCGTCGTGCGGCAGGCCGTCGCAGTCCGCGATCGGGCAGTAGAACGGACGCCAGGCGTCGTTGGTCGCCCGCTGCAACCGCTCCAAGGCGGCTTGCTGCGCTTGCGGGGTCCAGTTCTTGTAGGCGTCGAGGTCAGCCATCGCCCCACCACCGTAGGACGTCCGGGTCGATGTCCGGGTCGAGGCACAGTTGGCTGTGGATCGCGCGCCGCACCCACGCCGCCATCGAACAGTCCGCCGCGCGGGCACGACGGGCCAAGTCGGCGTAGACCGCCTCCGGTGCTTCGAACCGAACCGCCCGGTGGCGGGGAACGAGGGCCAGTGCTTGCGCCTGCGTGTAGCCGGTCGCCCGGTAGCGCCAGTCGCGCTTCAGCGTCGGGTCGTCCAACAGCGCATCGACGTCGATGCCGTCGAACGGATCGTCAGGCGTTGACTTCTTCTGATTCGGCATCGATCACGTCCGCTTCCATCGCTCGCAACTCGCCCACGGTGGCGGTCGTCACGGACGCCACCCACTGGTCGATCTCGGTCATCGTCGGGGTGTGGACGATGATCTCCGCTGGTGCGTCCAATCCGTGGAGACGGATGTGACGGTCGATGATCCCCACCGCGATCTTCACCGACGCAAGGTGTTCGGGGTGGTTGACGTCGGTGGCTTTGGCCCACACGCCACGCAGCAGCCGCTCCAACCGTCCGGCTTCTTCCGCACGGAGCATCTCTCGGCTGGGCGGGTCCATGCTCTTCGCCGCCAAGGTCTCTTCGACCATCCGTCGCGCCCCTGCGGCATCGACGATCGACAGCGCGTCGGCAATCTCGTGGTATGACGCCCCGGCCAGGCGCAAGGCGACGGCGGCGGCTCCTTGGCGCGGCTCAGGCATCGATCTCGTCCCGCAACGTGGTCGGGTCTTGCTCGCGCAGCGCCTTCAACCGGGCCATCCCGACTTCCTTCTCCACGCACCAGGCCACGTAGTCGCTGAAGTTCCAGCGCCGTGCCCCGGCCCGCAGCGACGCCTCACGGAACACGTCGACCGGCATCCTCACCGTCGTCTTGACTCGCAGTCCCTTGCGTGGCTGTGGCATCGAAACGGACGCTATCAGCCGCAGGTTCCCGGAAGTCCAACTCGGCAGTCGTCGGCGGACGCTCTTGGAGCGCCTCCTTGACGTTGAGCATCACCGCGTACTCCAGGTATTCGGCCAGGCCGACGCCCAGCCGCGCCGCCACCAGTTCGATCCGCGCCCGATCCCGCAGCGTGGGGCGGAAGCAGACCGGCTCGTCCTTGATCCGCTGCCGGGGCACTACCCACCGCCACCGGACGGCACCGCCACCCAATGCATCCCGAAGTCGCGCGACACCGCGCCGCAGTCCTTGCACTTCCACCCGAAGCTCAGCCGCGAGTAGTCGATGTGCGGGCAGGCTTCCAACGGCATCGTCTCTTGCACCGGCCGCGGTCGGGCCGTGGGGTGGGCGCTGACCGACTCGCCCCGCAGCACGCCCAAGATGATGTCCCGAGCGAAGTCCGCCGCCGACAATCCGGCTGTGGCGGCCCGCTCACGCAGAGTGGCATCGTGCTCCAACGGCAGACGGAGGCCGATCACCTCGCCCAGGGTCTTCGGTTTCGCCATGCCGTTAACAGTACCACCCGTTCGCGCTTCCCGTTAACAGCAAGGACGCCACCAGTGCGTCCGTATACCGAAAGGAGGCACCGCCTCATGTTCCTCGTCTACTACGCCTTGCTCATGTTCGGGGCTTTGATCTTCCTGTTCCTCCGCCTCCTCCTGTGGGCCGTCCTCGGGGTCTGCTGGTTGGGCGCGAGGGGCTGGCAAGCCTACCAAGTCAGACGCAGCCGTATACGGTAACCGACGCCTCTTCTCGGCCCTCCCGGAGGGTGGTGAGTGGCGGCTATTGGGCTCAGTTGGCGGCTGGTTACTGCGTCAACCCCCGGAAGTACACCTGGTCAGCGAGCCGCTTCCAAGCCGGGGCCGATCCGTGTCACCCCGACCCCCCGGTGTGACAACCGTCACTAACAAACCCGTTGCATTCCAGCCGCCCGGCGGTTAGGATGGTGTCACCCCGGTTCGCCGGGCGGGCGGTCCGGTCTCCGGCCGCTCGGGGCCTCCCGCTCGTCGGGCTGGTCACTGATCGCCATAGGTCGCTTGCGGCCAAGGTCCATCCACGATGGCGTGCCCTCCACCTCGGTGGCGTGGGGCGAAATGGGCCTTGACCAGGGGCGATCGTTTACAGGTCTGAGGGCCACCAGCGCACGGAGCGCTCCAGCGATGGAGCCGCGATCGGGCGGTGAGGCTAAGGCAGGCAGGGAGTATGCGACGGTTCGTCTTCCGCTCCCGGTCCCCGTTGTCACGGGATCACGTGCTGACCCAGATACCTGCACAGTGCGTGCGCAGGGTGTCCCTCGATGGTCCAACTTTCGGTCGGCCGTTCCACCTTGGGTGGCGCTGGTTCGTGACCAGGACGGCTGGCCGCTTCCCTCAGAAGCGCGTCACCACGACGTATACCCCGAAAGGACAACCACCATGAGCAAGTTCCGTCTCCCCCTGACCGAGGCGTCCCCCGCAGTTGCGGAGTTCGTCAAGGCCAACAAGCTGACGAAGCTGCCGACCAAGTCGTACGCGGCAACGCTCGACCACCACCACCTCTACGAGGCCCGGGAGGCAACGGATCACACCGATCCGAAGTCCCAGGAGGCTGCGTTCCGGTGCTTGGCCGAGATCACGCCTCGCCCTTCCACCAAGGAAGTGGCGTTCAGCCTCGGCTTCCACGCCCCCAAGTACGTGGGCATGGCAGCCAACGCATGGGCCGCGTCGATCGGGTCGGATGCCCACAAGAAGTACCCCAACCGTGCGTCGAGCACGGTGCCGAAGGAGAAGGCCGTGCTCCCCAGCGCTCTGCTGGCCGAGCTTGGTTCGCTCCGGACGAAGAAGGACATCCTGGCCGCGATCGAGGCGCTGGTGCCGCAGGCACCGGTCGTCGAGGTCGTCGAGGCCAAGGTCACTGCCGACGTCGCATGACGGTCGGGCGGCTAGTAGCCGCGGCCCTGAGCGGGCTCACCCTCGCTCAGGGCGCTGCGTCACCCTGACGCTACGAAAGGAACCACCATGAACACCATCATCGCCCTCGCTGTCGCTGCTTGCTCGGTCGTCGGATGCGCCCCCACACGGGATGCGGAGCCGCCAGCCAAGCCGGTCTGCGAGCCAGGCGAGGTCACCGTGTCGAGCGGTCAGCCGACTCCGTGCGATCTCCAGTCCCCTGCCAACACGCTCACGCTCGTCTGGAATGCCGAGACCGAGGGCGAAGGCTGGGGCGGGGACGCCTCGGTGGCCAACGCCGAGGCCGCCGCGCTCGACGCTGGTTGCACGCCGTCGTGGATCAACGACGGCGACTACCGCCTCGTCGGTACGGGCTGCGACTTCTGAGCCACCCGGCTCGGCCCGGACGACCGTCGAACGTCGTCCGGGCGCTGCTCCCTCACACGGAGGGAGCTATCCCGAAAGGAACCAACATGCCAACCAAGACCACCATCACGATGCCGACGCCGGTCGCGATCGAGGCAACTCGCTTCCCGACCGTCGCCGAGGCCACGGCTTTCGCCCACTCACAGGGCTGGGTCGTGTTCGTTCGTGGGGCCAAGAAGGCCAACGCCTTCGTCCCCGCGGAGACGCCGATGGCGCTCATCCTCGCAGGAGCCGAGGGCGATCGCTACTGGGCGGTCATGCGTCAGGTCACGCAGGGCTGAGCCCTGCCGGTCGGGTCGCCGTCGAACGCGGCCCGACCGCTGCTCCCCCAGGAGCACGAACAGGAGGAACCAACCATGAGCGAGCAATCGCGGCTCGACGCCGCGCGCCAGGACGACCCCGAGCTCAGCGCTCGGGTGCGTGCGAAGCGCGAGGCACGGCTGAACCCGACGCCCCCACCACGCCGCAAGACGCTGGCGCAGGTGCTGGCGGAGGAGGAGGCCGAGCGCGCCGGACAGCCGGTGTGGGTGGCCAGCCCGACAGCAGTCGGGGTGCCCAAGCTCGCACCGGGCCGGAAGCGCAAGAAGGCCAAGCAGCAACGCTTGGTCGGGTACGTCGAGGTCAGCGTCGAGGCCGAGCCTGTCAAGCGGCAGGCTGGGCGGAGGCGGATGCAGCAGGCCCCAGCGTGGAACGTCGCGCCGAACGAGGTGTCTCCGGACGCCAGGTTCGTGGCGATCTACGGGAGTCGGGGCGGGATGCTGACCGACAGCGACAGGAAGCTGTGGCCGAAGCCCACGACCCGGATCATGGACCGTGACGGGCAGGTGCTGAAGCACAACGAGAGGGGTGAGCAGTGACCATCGAGCACGTCGTCGCGACCAGCGTGGCGAGCGGCGATGTCCTCCGCGTGAACATGGCCCCGACCCCCAAGGACGACCCGCAGTATGAGTGGCGGACGGTCACTCAGGTGCGGACGGGCACCGAGATCGTGGCGATCACGATCGAGGGTGCCGCAGGCGAACGGCAGAAGGTGGTCACGCACGTCGTGACGCTGGGCTGCCGGATGCAGGTGTGCCGCTGAGCCACCGGGACCGGGCACCGTCGAACGTGCCCGGTCCGCTGTCCCCACCGCTGGGGACGACACGAAAGGAACCCAACCATGACCACCCAACCCATCGACGAGAACGTCGTCAGCGCGCCCTGCGTGCAGACGATCGACCTCGATTGCGCCCCCGGAGCGACACGTCCCGGGGACCTGATCGACGGCGTGCTGGAGGGCACCGGACTCGTCCCCTTGGGCGAGCCGAGCAAGTTCTTCGGCAACTGGTGCTGGGCGTTCGACTGCCCCACTGAGGAGTGGAAAGAGCGCGTCCAGCCGATCATCATTCCCCGGATCAAGGCGCTCTATGCGACCGGCTTGATCCGCTACGGAAGCTGGTGAGCGCCGTGAGTGACGTCGAGCAAGCACCGCGCGACACGCCGACGTGCGTGTGGGAGGAGTACCACGACGACATGTACCGGGAGTTCGCTCCCGAGCCGATCGTCGTGGAGTGCGAAGCCCCAGCGCAGTACGAGATCTCGTACTACGACGCGCACAACCCAGAAGGCAATGTGCTGTGCCGGGATGTGATGTGCGAGTCGCACTTCCTCCCGGCCATCCACGGACTGACCCGCGAGCGGAGCGTGAGCAGCATCACGTTCCGGAGGCTCGCATGAACCAGTGCGAGGCCCGCAACCCGAACGCTGGCGGTCGCTGCCAGCGCCCGGCGACGCAAGTCGTCAACGGGCAACACCTGTGCGACATTCACGCCCGACGCGCGTAAGCGTCGGCCCCGATCACGGTCGAACGTGGTCGGGGCGCTGCCCCACCCAGGGGCGAGAAGGAAGGAACCACCATGACCGACAAGCACACGACCACCGTCGTGCAGTCGCGCCCTCCCTGCGACATCTGCGGGGAGCCAGCGCAGTACGACGCCAAGACCAAGCACGGGCCGTGGGGCTGGCTGTGCCAGGCCGACTTCGACAAGCTCGGAGTCGGACTGGGGCTGGGCCTCGGCCAGAAGCTGATCGTCACCGACGAGGGGGCGATCGCATGACACCAGCGTTCACGCTCCACAACTCGGGCGGGATCGTCAGCCTGGATGGGCCGGGGGGTCGCTACGACGCCCCGGTCCACGTCTGGGAGGCAGCGCTGGGACTGACCAGCGTCGAGCTTCTCGCGCGCTGGGACGACGTGTACCAGTGGCCCAACCGAGCCGACGAGGAAGACGTCGCACAGTTCCGTGCCGACTTCATCGCTCTGCCTCACGCGGCGCAAGCCGTGATGGTCGCGGAGTGGGAGGGCGACACCTTCACACCACCGAAGCAATGAGAAAGGAACCAACATGGACCGCACGTTGAAGGGGAGGCGGATCAGAGTCGACTACTGCTCTGATCCGCACACGCGACTGGACTCTGGCGAGGAAGGCACGATCGATTTCGTGGACGACCTCGGCACGATCCACGTCACGTGGGACGGGGGGAGCAAGCTCGGCTTGGTCCCCGGCGAAGACAGGTGGACGGTGCTCACATGACCGCCACCGCGCCCAAGCCGTTCGAAGGGACGGACGAAGAGAGGGACCGCAACCGAGCCACCCATCAGTGGCGACAGGTCAGCGAGGACGGGGACTTCGCCTGTATGAACTGCGCCGCGGAGACGTGGCACGCAGCGGCGAACTACCCGTGCGGAGCGCCGGTGCCGAGGATGGAGTACCTGCCCGGTGTCGAGGGACCGGCCAGTTCTCCGTTGGAGGTGACGACCGACAGCGAGCCGAACGTCGAGATCCGCGACCTGAAGTCGGGGATGCTCTGCGTGTGCCTCTACACGGCGGTGTTCACGTCGTTGCAGCACGCGGTGATGGCCGCGGGGTCGATCCTGGAGAGTCCGGGGTGGGCCGGGGGGACGCGGCTGGCCGTGTTCGCTCGGGACCGGGAGTTCTATGAGCTCCTCGACCTCGACGAGTTCCAGCGGGTCGAACCGCACGCCGACATCAGCGATCGCATCGTCGCTCTGCTGATCAAGGACACGACACCGGACGAGTGATCGTCCCGCCCGTGCGAGCGTCACACCTCGCTCGGGCACGGCGCGCGCCGCGCGCAGAAAGGAACCACATGACCAAGCAACAACAGCGACCCGTCACAGAGTCGGCGCTGGCTTCCACTGCCAAGGCGGGCGACCGCTGGTGGCAGAGCGATGACTGTGTGCTCATCAACGAGGTCGTCGTCACCGACGACGCCGTGAAGGTGAGCGGCTACATCGTCAAGGGCTGGGGAGCCAGTAAGAAGCTCCGTCACTGGTCGTTCATCCTCGACCAGATGTTGGAACTGGAGAGGGGAAGAGCATGACCGACGAACAACCCGAGGTGTGGGTGCTCGTCAACCAGGGCTTGGCGAGTGCCGAGCCACGGCTGGAGCATCTGATCGGCACCTACCTGCTATCGAGCGACGTCAATGCGCGCGACGGCAGGGGCGCGGCGGAGTGGACCAGGGACTTGGACAAGGCGCAGAAGTTCCCGTCGTTCGCGCAAGCGTTCGACGAGTGGCGCAGGCAGTCCGACGTCACACCGTTCCGTGACGACGGCTACCCCAACCGCCCGCTGACGGCGTTCAGCGTCGAGCCGAGGAGGGTCGATGCCACGTCGTAGGTACTACCGACCAAGCGGAGACTCGCACGCCGACTTCATGCGGTGCCGGACCTTCGGCCACATGATGGACGACATCCCGTCAGAGGACGACACCGGCTACGGCGACCCGCTGTGGGTTCGGTGCATGCGCTGCGGGACCGAGCGCCACGACGGCATCGGCTCGTCGGGGCAGGTCGTCTATCGGCGGTACGTCTACCCGGAGGGGTACAAGGACGCCTTCCGCCACGAGGGCGACGAGCCACCGTCGCGTTCGGACTACCGGATGCTGCTCTTGCAGCAGAAGATCCGTGAAGCGAGGCAGGCGTGATGAAGTGCCGCTTCGACCCGCACCACAAGACCGAGTTCCCGAACGCGGTCGCGCTCAGCCAGCACTACATCGCTGAGCACGGCGACGTGTACTCGCCGCCACAGCGGCTGCCGTGCCCGGAGTGCGGCAAGCCCGTGTCCGAGCACGGGATCAAGGAGCACATGAAGCGCCAGCACGGAGCGGCCTCTGCGGAGGTCGTGCCCGTGCAGGCGAAGAAGGCCCCGCCCCAGCGGGAGCCGTGGAATCCGAAGCAGGTCGTCGTGCCGGTGGTGCGCGAGCTCTTCGGGGAGCAAGTCCCGACAGACAGCTTGGGCGAGGTCATCGACTTCGCCGAGGCCACCCGAAGGCTCATCGAGAGGAGTCAGCAATGAAGGGCATCGCCATCACGGCCATCCAGATCGCACCTGGAATGGTCGGCACCAACATCGACCCGTGGGAAGGCGAAGGCTTGCACGACCTGCAAGCCTTCGTCGGGGGCTTGATCGAAGCCATCCCCACGGACGAACGAGTGACCCTGTGGGTCAACGAAGAGGGCAAGTACCAGGGCCTGCCGCGCAACCGCGTGGCCGAGAACGTGTGGCGTCTGTTCGACAGCTACGGCTGCCTCGCCAGCGGGGACTACATCGTGGGCAACATGCTCATCACCGGACCACCCGATGCGTTCGGTCGGACCACGGACGTGCCTGAGTTCCTGATCGAGGAGATCATGGAGGCTGCGGGGAAGCTCGATGACCCGCGACCGTGACCGCAAGGCGTGGGCGGGCATCGGGCCTGCGGTGGACGCTCATCTCCATCGGTGGGACCAACTGCACCGAGTGCAGGAACCGGCCAAGCTGCTCTCGCGCTCGCTGACGGACAAGTCCATCGACAAGCGGGCGCTGGGGCGAGCGGTGAACGTGCCAATCCTTCAGTCGTGGGTGCAGTTCTCGATGAGCTACGGGATCGTCACGCAGAACGGCGTGCCGATGTTGATGGGCGCGGTCCATGAGGGGACCACGATCAGCGGCAAGGAGACGTTCGAAGCGGAGGCGGTCGCGCTGCCGATGGCGGGCAACTTCGCTCAGCGCGAGCACAGCATGCTCGACCGGGCCGTGACCCACTACATCTCGGCCGAGATCGTCAACGAGATCGACCTGGCAGTGCAGAGCACGACGTGTGATCCGCTGTTCGAAACGGACCTGTTCACACCGGTCGGCTTCGCCGTTCTGGAGGAGCCGTTCTTGGTCAACGACCTCGACATGGACACGGGCCTGCCCACCGACAACATCTGGCTGGGCATCCGTGCGTTCGGGTGGCAGCGCATCGAGCGCATCGGTCACGCCGACGACAACCAGGCGCTGCCGGGGATCGAACTGTTCCTCTACACGACGCCCGAGGACTACGAGTCCATCTACATCGAGTCGTTGATCGACGCGGGGCACGAACCACCGGACCATCAGAACCCGGTCAGCAACTTCCTCATCATCGAGGTCGTGCCGTGGCGGTTCGGCTCGCAGTGGGACATCAACGACGAGTCACCGGAGTACGTGGCCGGGTTCTTGCCGTCGCCGGTCGCGCACCAGCGCAAGTGGTTCCACACGTTCATGCGCTTCTGCTGGCAGGAGATCATCCATCACCAGCGGCACGCTCCCGAGCGTGCAGAGCGGCGGGAGTGGGAGCGGTTGGCGAAGAAGAAGGAACTGCTCGACTACACGACGCTGCGTCTGCGGCGCTACGTCGATCCCGAGCACGTCGCCTACGAGGGCGGCGGTGTCCCGCTCACACACCGGGTGAAGGTGCGCGCGCACTGGACGCGGCAGTACTACCCGACGATGGGTCCGGCGCGGTTGCCGGACGGACGAATGAACCCAGACAGTCATCGCCTGATCTGGATCGAGAGCTACTGGAAAGGCCCCGAAGACGGGCCTCTCGGTGCAATGCACGCGGCCACGTCGGTCGTGCGCTGAACAAGGAAGGAACCAACATGCCCGACTCGACAACTCTCGGGACGACCTACGACGAGCGGCTCAACGCGATGATCGATCTGCTCGACGGATGGGTGCTCATCAGCGATGCGATTTCGCGTCGCCTGCACCCGACAGGGACCGTGCATCGGCGTCACCCAATCTGGCTGACGCCGATGTGCAACCACAGCAATGGACTCAACGAGTTCCACATCGGCACGTTCCACGAGCTCGCCTCATGCGAGCACCGCTGCGCTCTCTGTGAGAGGGCGGTTGGGTGGTGATGGGCTGACCAAGATCGCCGGGTGAGGAGCGGGAATTCCTCCACCCGGCAGCCCGCACAGGAGCGGACACCTGTGCGGGCATTGCCTGGCGGGAACCAGGCGGTGCGACGGCGGATGTCGCACCGGGTTGGGCGGGGATCGAGTATCCCGCCCATCCACCGCGCCCACAGTGGGCGCTCTTGAAAGGAACCAGACATGACCGAAGAACACAACACCGAAGCCGTGATCGAGTCGCTCAGAGTTCTCCAGTTCGGAGGCGACGAGCATCTCGGGTTCACGACAACACACGAGGGTGGGGCATCACTGACCCACGCCGAACTGTGCTCGTACCTCTACTCGGCGTCGTGCGCGCTGCGTCACTTCACCTCCACCGAGGAGGAGTTGCGCCGTGAGCTCGGGTCAACGCGCGAGTCGTTGCGGCTGGCGCAGATCGACGTGGCCGCCAAGAGCGACGAGATCCTCGCGGCTCGCACCGAACTGGCGGAGTTCCGTGACGACCACGCGCTGGTCGTTGATTCTCAGGCGGTGATGAACACAAACCTGTTCGAAGCGCGGCGGGACTTGGGGATCATTGCCGAGGCGCTCCGCGAGGAAGCCACGAAGCGGGAGTGGTGCTCGGAGTACGAGGACTTCGTCAACCGCGTCAACCACATGACGACGGGCAATCACCTCGTCCCGTGCTGGGTCAACCGGAGCCTGACGTTCACCGTGCGGGTGAACTTCACCGCTTCGCGCGATCAGGTCGGGACGTTGGAGGAAGAACTCAGGGAGCAGATGCGCGATCTGAGCCTGGACGGCGTTGAAGACCTCAACGTCGATGTCGCAGTCACCAGGGGCTGAGAAAGGAAGGCCATGAACGAGTCAGTGGTGTCGATAGCCGACGCCGCCGCTGCTCTCGGGGTGAGCCGACAACGCGTCGAGAAGCTCATCAGCGAGGGGAAGTTGGTGGCGGTCGAGCACCATCGGCACCGATACGTGACTCTTGCGTCCATTGCTGCACGACAGCAGGGGCCGCCCCCCACGGAGCGCCTGACGACCCGGCAAGTAGCCGAGAAGTTGGGCGTTGCGGCGGCGACCGTGAACACCTACAGAAAGAAGGCGCTGCTCCCTGGAGCAGTGAAGGAAGGGAACACGTGGACGTTCCCGCCTGACGTGCTTGATGGGTGGGACAGGCGCAAGCCCGTCGTCGCCTTGCACGCACGGCAGCAGCCGTACAACCAAACCCGCTTGCGAAGGCTACGCCCCAAGGCGTAGTCCTTGCCGCCCGCGTCACCGTCGAACGTGACGTGGGCACTGGTCGCTCCGATCCGCGGTGCGACCGAACTGGAAAGGAACCATCATGGCCCGAACCAACAAGGCGGAGGACCCGGACAGTCCCGCCGCGATCCGAGAGTCGCAGATGCTGCTGCTCGCGGAGATCGGAGGGAAGCTGCTTGGCGAAGAGGACATCACGTTCTCGGGCACCAAGTTCGTCCTTCCGGCAAAGCTGGACCTCGATCAGTCGATCGAGTTCCTGGAGCAGCGTCGGAACGATGAGCAGACGGTCAACCGCTTCGTGAAGACGTTTCCCTACCGTCCGCTGGATGGCGCTCGCGCCACGATGCAGGCGATCAAGGAGGCGTTCGGCTTCACGCTGGGCAAGACCATCTACTCGTTCTGGGGCAACACCCCGCCCACCTTCATCGACTGCCGCTACGGCCCTGGCCGTGACGACACCGAGCAGGTGCCGTGGGGGGCAATGCAGATCCCCGGCTTTGAGAACACGAGCGTCTACCTCGGGGCGGAACACCACCCCGAGTTGGGCAACTGCTTCAACATCAGAGTCGAGTCGCCCCGCAAGTACAGGTTCCACATCGAAGGGCTGTTCCGGCTCATCGCCAAGAACCTGGAGGAGCGGAGCATCTACCGGGGCAAGGCGCTCGACGGTGCGGCCGAGCCGAACTTCATCGACACCACATCGGTGGCGACGGAGGACGTCGTCTACACCAGCGAGGTCACGGCGCAGTTGGAGGCCAACGTGTGGTCTCCGATCAAGCACGCCGAGGCGTTGACCAAGCTCGGCCAGCCCGGGAAGCGGACGGTCCTCTTCGAAGGTCCGTACGGCACCGGCAAGTCGCTGGCCGCGCTGCTCACCGCGCAAGTTGCGGTGGCCAACGGGTGGACGTTCTTGCTCTGCCGTCCTGGCAAGGACGACTTGAACGTGACGATGCAGACGGCGCGCATGTACCAGCCCGCCGTCGTGTTCTTCGAAGATCTCGACACCGTTGCTCAGCCGGGCAGCAGTGACGACATCTCGCAGATCCTCGATATGTTCGACGGCATCACCACCAAGGGGCTGCAGATGCTCCTGGTGCTGACGACGAACCACGCCGAGCGCATCCACAAGGGGATGGTGCGGCCTGGCCGTCTCGACGCGGTGATCCACGTCGGTGAGATGGACCGGGCCGGTGTCGAGCGACTGACACGCCGAGTGATCGGTGATGCGCTGGCGTTCGACATCGACTTCGACAAGGTGTTCGTCGCGATGGATGGGTACATGCCCGCCTTCGTGAAGGAAGCCCTGGACCGTGCGATCCGCTACTCCGTCTCGTTGAACGACGGCGCGGTTGGTCGCATCGACACCGATGCTCTGGTGTTGGCGGCGTCTGGTCTGCGTGACCAGTTGCGGCTGATGATGGGCGCATCGGACGTCGAGGTCGAGCCGACGCTGGACCGGGTGTTCTCCCGCGCCATCACCAAGGCGGCGACGAACGTGTTGTACGACACGGCCGTGGCCGATTTGGACGATGGCTACCAGCGCTGGCAGTTGCAGAAGAAGGAGCCCCAGGACTGATTGCCCCGCCCGCTCGCCCCTGTCATGGGGGCGGGCGGGCACCTACAGAAAGGAACCACATGACGACCGAAGAGAATTCAGAGAGGGGCGACAGTTGGGAGCAGCAATTGTTCGACGCTGCCAAGGCGCGACGCGCGGTGAAGCTCGACACGGGCGAGGAAGTGAAGCTCGTCTATGCGCCGCACCCTGGCTACGACCCACGAATGGCGCGTGTTCGCGACGGCCGAGACGGCCGCGGGAGGGTGCGGTCGATCGACCCCAAGAGCATCGTGGAGATCCTGCCATGAAGCACCTGGAGCAGATCATCCTGTGGCTGGTGCTGCTCGGCCTGTGTTGGCCGTGCGTGTGCCTGCTTGTGGTCGAGTGGATTGATCGACCGAAGACCATGCGCCATCCGGTGCATGGGCACTACGTCAGCGTTCGAAGCTGGCAGAAGGAGATGGGCTATGACGCGCGCTGAGCACTGCAAGGCACTGGCGCGTTCGTTCACGCACAGTGCGTGCGAGTTGTTCGAACGGGACGGCTACCTCACCCCGATCGTGATCTTCCACGACAAGGACGGGCACGGGCTGATCGTGGTGCCGCACACGGAGATGGGCGAGCACCCCGGCGACTCGGCGGCCAAGCTGACGATCATGTTGGGCCGGACGTTGGAGGTGGAGTACATCTCCTTCATCTCCGAGACGTGGGTGAAGGAGTTCCACGTCGAGAAGGAGGAGGACAAGCCGGACCTGCAACGCGGCGACCTGGCGCGGATGTCGGAGACGGACCCCGACGTGAAGACCAACCTGTTGGTGATGGTGTTCGCGGTCAAGGAGTGGGAGGCCAGCTACTCGATCCACATGACGCTCAACACCGTCAAGTTGGGCGACATCGAGGGGCTGGGCTTGGAGCCGCACGAAATCGCGGGCATGCCCGAGGGCTTCGTGCCGGACGCGATCAAGCGAGGGTACGACCTGTCGCCACCGATGCCCGCCCCGCCGCTCGACGTGATGGCCCGCATCTTGGAAGAGAAGCACATCGCTCAGTCAGTGGTGGTCGTGTGAAGCGAAGGAGACGGCTGTGGAAGAAGCGACTGAGGGACCTGTACCGGACCCGCAAGTTGGACGACAACGCGTGGCTGCCGATGGGCACGTGGGCGCAGAACAACCTGCACCACGAGCAGCGGCCACACCGCAACAAGGGGAGGTTCCGTGGATGATCACCGAGGACAATCACCTGTGCATCTGGGTGATCTACAAGGACGCGATCGACACCCCTCCGGGCTACTTCATTCGTCGGTGGGTCGTGCATCCGGGGCGCGAGCATCCGGAGCCGGACCCGTACGGAGTGCAGGCGCTGACGTTGGAGCAGGCGCGCGAGTGCATCCGGGAGAACGTGGGAATCCTCTACCGCATGGACCGCTCGCCAACGGACGACCCGTGCATCGTGGAGTCGTGGCTCTGATGGCTCCACGCTCAGGACCGGAACGGATGCGGCCGCAGCACGCCCCCGCGTACGTGTGGTGCGACTACCACGGCGAGATTCATGGGGCGCAGATCGACTTCTACGAGGAGGGCTACAACGACGAGAACGGCTGCGTGCCAGGGAACTGGCGCAAGGTCTACATCAACGGCACGAAGGGAGAGTTCCTCTTATGAACGCACTGTTCGCCGCCGTGTTGGTGGCATGGGCCGCGGTCGCGTTCGGCCCGACGCTGCGCCAGCGGTATCGGGAGTGGCGCGGTGACTGAGCACTGGACGGAGCAGTACATCCTCGCTCGGCCGCTCGACGTCGACAACTGGCTCGTCGTGTTCCCGCTCACCTTCGGGCGGTGGCGCGTGGCCGTGGCCGATGGGCCGCTCGGGCTGACAGGGGAGTTCGCTTGAATGACGGACTTCCCGGCAGCGGTCGCTGCCTTCTTGTCGTGGCCCGACATCCCCGATGGAACGTGGACCCGGCTCCGCACCAAGGATGGCGTCGTGGTGTATCCGGGGCGTGAGGCGGGTGAGCCGCTGTAGCCCTCTTTCCGGCTCTCCAAGGGCGGGTAGGCGGCGCGTGTACGGCGCGCCGCTCTACCCGGCTCAGCGAGGGCTACGGCGGGCCGGGAGGCGGCGGCGCGGCGCGGTCATGCGGGTGTAGTACATCCGGGTGTCGTCGAAGCCGCTGAACAAGCCGGGGTAGCGACGGGCCACCTCGGCAAACCACTTCTGCCGCTCGGCGTACTGCTGCACGAAGTGCGAATTGGCACCGCCCATGCGATAGGTGCCCTGGATGTAGTTGATCCGCGAGCAGGTGCCGTAGCGCATGAACGCCTGCGCTGCGATGTCCACGTCCTCGCACAGGCCGAGCGTCGGGTCGAACCTGAGCTCGGTCCCACATGCCAGCGCGTAGAAGCCGCCGCCGATCTGCCCCCATGCGGAGATCGTGCGCGACAGGTACAGCGCGTTGCTCGCAGAGGCGATCGTCACCAACCCACAGCGGCGCTCGGCACCGACGCGGATGAACTCGTCCGCGGCCTGCCCGATGGTGATCGCTTGACGCGTGCCGTTCGGCAGAAGCTCGACCATGCCGGTCAGGTCGTCGTCGGAGAACACCGACCACTCCTGGGCGGTGTCGAGAATCGCGTTGGCCTTGTCCGCCTTGCCGGGTGGTCCGGTGATGACGCGCTCGGCCCCGGCGCGCAGGTAGTCCATGCGCTGTGACTCGGGGACCAGCCACACCAAGTCGGCGTCACCCGCGAGCGCGCTCATGCTCGGCACGTTGTCAGCGCGCGAGAGCGACACGACGTAGACGTTCATCGGACGCGGCGGTCCTTCAAGCGGACCTCTGGGTACGGCGACTTCTTGCTGAGGTTCATCGAGCACAGGCTCGGGAACTTGTCAGCCAGCCACTGCGCTGAGCGCAGAATGCGCTCGGGCGTGCGCGACAACTGCAAGCCTCCCGGCTCCTTGTAGTACGAGGTCTGGATGCTGATGAACTCCAGCCGCGTGACCACGCCGTCTGCGAGGTAGTGGCGGATGCTCCGCTCGTAGTCCTCCTTGTCATCGAGCACGACCATCTCGTGAGCGCGGCCGGTCACGCGCATCCCGAACAGGCAGGCGATGATGTAGCGCAGGTCCACGGTGGCGCGCGGGCGCATGAAGTACGGGTTGAGCACCGGATACACGCCCCACAGCGTCGAGCCGGTCGCGTGCATGTCCCGGAAACCCATCGCGAACAACTCCGCAACATCCTCCACGTCCTTGACGTGCTTGCTGTCCACCCACTCCACGATGCGGCTGATGTCGTCGTCGATGAAGGCGAGCTCCGTGTTCTTGGGCTGCTGGGCGATGACGTAGTTGCGGCTCGCACCGACGTTCACCGGCTGTTCACCGAGCAGGTCGAGGCTCTTGTCGGACGGGTCGTGCGGGGCGATGGCGATGCGCGCGCCGAAGGGCCGGACGAAGTGCGAGTACTGCTCCGCTTCCATCTCGTTCGGCACCCACACGGTCACGCGCTCCATGTCCACGCCGCCACGGTGGAGCACGGGCAGCGTCTTGCGGGCGATCGTCTCGCCCCGGCCCGCCGAGCAGATGGCGATGACGTAGCTCACTTCTTGCGCCGCTTCTTGATGCCCGCCTTGTAGCCGGGAGCCGCGCGCAAGTCCTCCAGTTCGGTCGCTCTGATCTGTGCGCGACGCAGTTCGTCGGCCGGGTCCGCGGCGCAGTGACTCATCATCGTCTTGGCGTAGGTGACGCAGGTGTACCGCCAGCCGTTGCTCTTCGTCATCCGCATCGGCGTCACGCCATGCACGACGGACTGCCCGTCGAAGATGGTGATGCTTCCGTGCGCCACCGGCAGGTACACGTCGTAGTCGGCCAGGTGCAGCAGCCCGCCAGCGACACCGTCGCGGCAGCCGAGCATTGCCGACCACGACCCAATGATGTTGCCGTTGTCCTTGTGATACGGGAGCGCCGCAGTTTGGTTGATGATCCCGCTGGTCCACGGTGTTCCGGCGATCAGCCACGGCCCGGCGATCTTCTCCCGAACGGCGCGGCCGGTGCGGTCGTGAACGTCCTTGGCCTGGATGCGGAAGACGTGCTCGGCCACCCGGCAGAACTCGGCCAGCACGTCCATCGCCCTCGGGTACTCGACGTTGAACTGGCTGCGGCAGCAGCCCATCCGCCTCCGCAGGGGGGAGGGTGGTTGGTACCCAAAGGTGCGGTGAGTGACAGCCACCCCGCTCAGCCGGGTCGTGCTGTTGGCGTTGCCGAACACGTCGTCATCGAACTTCACGTTGCGAAGCGACGCGGCGAGGTCGGTGGCGATTGACTCTGCACAGACGGCGTAGACGACAGCGACTTCGCCCGTCAGTTCGTCCACGATCGCGACATCGCGGTCGAGGATTACGGAGTCGTGGTTGGGAGCAGGTGCATTGGCACGTGCTTGCTTCTGACCGCACTCTGGACACACGTCGGTCGGCCGATACGGGATCATCGCCCCACAGGACTGGATGCGCCGGTTCCACTGATCGACCTTGCCCTCTGCGAAGGCGCACGGGACGAGCGGCGCGCGGCGCGGCAGCACCATGCGTTCGATCGTGGTGTCAGAGCGTTGCATCGTCGGGCACCGCGGGGAACCCGAGCACGTCAGCGTCCTCGCTCTCTTCCAGGCGCGACGCCTTGAACGCACCGTCCACCAAGAACTTGACGACATCGGCGTTGCTCTCCAAGAACATCGCCTGGCGCAGCGCGGCCAGCTTGTTGGCGACTTCCTCGTAGGTCTCCGCCTCGTACGGCAGGATGATCGAGCGGATGTCCAACTGGTTGTACTGGTCGAGCCGGTCGTCGGGTGTCACGCCCTGGCGCACGCCACCAACGATGTCGCTGGCTTCGTGGCCTTGCAGCAGAAGCTCGTAGGCGGTGCGGTCGTAGCCGGTGCCCTCCAAGCCCTCGCTCTCGATCAACTGCTCCAGCAGCTTGAACAGCGCCTCGTCGTCGTAGAAGGCGAGATCGCTGGCGCGGTTGTCGGCCAGCGCGATGCGGACCGCCTCGACATCGGACGTGTCCACGTCCAGTTCCAGCACCGGCACTTCGGTCGCGCCGAGTTCACCCAGCGCTTGATGGCGGTGGTTCCCGGCGATGATGAACTTCGTGCTCTGCTGGACGATGATCGACCCGTAGAACCCGTTGACTCGGATGCTCTCCTTCAACGCGGTCAGGTCGCCCGAGCGTGGGTTGTCGGGCCACGGCTTCACGCTGTCCCACGGCACCAACAGCGGGACGCTGGACTCATGGAAGCGAACGGTCACGACACTCCTGCCTCTTCGGCGTGGCGCATCCGCGCCAGCATCTTGTGGACCTGGTTCTCGGTGATCGGCGCGCCACCCACCGTCTCAGCCGCTTCGGTGAGGCGCTGAGCAATCTCACGTTGGCTCATGCCGCCCATCCACAACGTCCACACCGCGTCCTTGCGCTCTTCGTCAGCGCGCTCACCGATCGTGATCGCGCGCTGGGCTTTCACCAGCTTGCTGATGACCTGCCTGCTCATCTGCTCCAGCCTTTCTCGTTGAGGTTGGCGAGTGCGACCTGTCCGGCGCGCGTGATGCCCCACACGATGGAGTCATCGACGCTGCCGGGGTTGCGCATCTTCGCCCCGGTGTCGTAGAGGTAGCCAGCCGCGCGCAGGTCACTGCAACGGCGACGGCACCCGTCGAACTGTGATTGCGGCGCTTCCGTCCCAAGGACGAGCACCGTGGCCAACTGGTCGGTCAGGTGCTGCGCGCCGAACGCCGAGAGCAGCCTGGCCTGTCGGCTGTTGCGGCTGAACCGCCCCACGTCGCTCTCGGTCTTGGCCGCTTGGTGTGACGTGATCGGGTCGGTCGGGCGGGCCGGTGCGCTCGCCGCGGTGACACCAGGCTTGTGCATGGCGACTTCGATCGACACGGCGCTCCACCCGTAGCGGGCGACGAGGTCGGCAACGATCTCTGTCAGCGGGTCGGAGGGTTGGTCGAAGAGGGACGCGACGTTGCTCATGTGCTGTGGCGAATGATCAGCCCGCATTCCTCTGCTCCAGCGCGATCGACATCATGTGCGTGGGTGTGGTGGGCGAGACAGAGTGTCACGCAGTTCCATTCCTCGTCAATCTTGGACCCGAGCACGCGGTGATGCACCGCCAGCGGGCCATGACAGGCGACTTCGGGATGGTATCCAACACGGGCAGCTTGGCAACGGTGTTCGTCACGACTGATGATGAAGGCTCTGAACTCCGGGTCCATCCGACCGCGGCGAGGGGGCTTCTTCTTCATCGGCGTTCGGCGTAGCGGTGCTCCGCTCTTCATCGGTAGGGCCTCTCCATCAGCCAAGGCTATCACACTTCCGCCGCACGGCGGGTAGCCGGTCGGCGGTGATGTAAACTTCTGGAAAGTGATGGCCGGGCGATGTTGGAGCATCCCCGGCCTCGATCAACAGGAGGTGCTTCCCGTGATGGTTTCATTGTACGCGATCCCGCTGCCGTGACAGAGAAGTTCAAGCGCGAGCCGACAACGGTCGGCTACTCGGCGGTGCCACATGGACTGTGGACGGCGGACGTGAGCCACGGCGCACGCAACCTACTTGGGTGGCTGCACAGCCACACCGACACGTACCTGGAATCGCTCAGCGTCAACAGGTGCGAGGAAGTGTTCAACAGCGGCAGCGTCCGCGTGTGGATGAAGGAGTTGGAGACGGCGGGCTTCATCAAGAAGACGAAGCGCGGCCAGCGGTACGTCATCGAATTGATAGCCGAGCCGTGGGACACGCTGAGACGACGGCGGCACCCCGCGGATACCGCCCCGCGGTTTCCGCGGGATAACCCCGCGGAAACCGCCCCCATAGAAGATCAGATAGGAAATCAGTTAGCGATAGAGCAGAGCTCTATCGCGCGGGCCGTGCCGAAACCGCTTTCCGATCACCGTCTGCTCTACAACGCCGTCTTGGAAGCCTGTGGGATGGACCACGACGAGATGACGAAGGAAGCCCGGCGCATTGCTGGGATGCGTGTGCGTGAACTGCTCGCGACGGGGGCGACGCCGGACATGGTGCCCGAGCGGGCGGAGAACTACCACGCCCACTTTGAGAACGCGGCGATGACACCCGCTGCGCTCATCAAGCACTGGGCGATGTGTGCCAACCCGCCGCGGCGCAGGACGCGACAGACGGGAGGGATGGGATACCTGCAAGACCGAATGGCGCAACTCCGCGCCGATGAAGCGAAGGAGAAGGACCCATGAACGAGGAAGGGGCCATCAGGCTCGCCGGGTTGATCGCCGGTTGCACTCCGGGGTGGAACGCCGCCTCGCTGGAAGTGCTGGTTGACGAGTTCAGGTCGTGGCACGACGATGCGGCCGCAGTCACAGCGGTCAACAACATCTGTCATTCGTGGACGGGGCAGAACCGGCCCGCCCTTGGCGTGATCGTCAACGAGTACCGCCGCCAGACGCAGAAGAACCGGGACATGGAGGCAAGCATCGAACACGGCTCGGTGATGCCCGCCGACGAGGGGCGGTGGACCGCGAACCAAGCGCACCGCCGACAGTACGGACGGGACATCGGCACACCAGCCGGTGCTGATCCCGACCGGGCGGCGCAGGCGATCATGCGGCGCGGCCGGTTCGTCAACGGTCGCTACTGCGTCAACTTCCAGGACGTGATGAGCGACTTCGGTGGCGACGGCACGCTGGCCGAGAACTCGATCAAGGCGCTGGGGCGTCGGATCGTGCGCGAGTGGAACGGTGTCATCAACTTCACGCCCGACGCCCCCGAAGAACCTGCCGATGTTTCACATGAAACATCGGACGACCCACACCCAATCAACCCAACGGAGGGATTCTGATGCTGCTCACACGTGAGGACTGGGAGCGACTCGGCCGCATGGTCGCTCGCCTGGAAGGGGAGTACCCCGAGGACGCAGCGCTGCTGCTGAAGATCATCAACCAAGCCGCCCCCGAGGGTGCGGACAACTGAAGGGAACCACATGACATTCAGGATCGAGAAGATCGTCGCCTTCACGTCGATTGACGAGGACGACGAGGAGGGGGTGTGCGCGTTCCTCGCGCCGAACGGCACATGGATGCCGCTGATCGGCGCGGACGAGGAGCGCATCACCAGCCTTCGCATCAAGGCCCAGGAGGTCGCGACCATGACCCAGCGGCCGGTGCAACTGCGCCGGTTCACCGAGTCGGAAGTGATCGAAACCATCGAGCCGGAAGCGTGGGACCAGTCGTGAAGTACCACATCGACAGCCTCGTCCCGCACCTCCACAACGTGATCGAGGAGTACGACGGCAAGATCCCGTGGAAGGCGATCGGCGTGTTCCCTGACGAGAACTCAGCCGGTCCGCCCGAGGCGTGGTGGAACAGCTTCGTCTACACCGTGGGGCTGACGCCGGACCTCGACCTGTGGATGCCCTGCACGTCGATCGAGGGGCGGTACATGGGGCCGCAGTTGACGTGCGAGATTCTGAACATCCTCGGCGCGGCGTTCCGTCAGGCTGCCATCGGGCCGCACGACGACATCATCGTGCCGCTCGGCGTACCGGACGGTGCCGACGTGGACTGCGTGGTGTGGGTGGGGCCGCACGGGGAGCCGTCGCGCTACCGGCAGGCGAACTTCTCCGATGCCGATTGGGTCGTGCCGATCGCCTGGACGAGTGGATTGGGGTGGCCTGATGAAGACGAGGAGTGAGCCGTGCTCGGCGTGCCCGTACAAGCGGAGCACGCCGAGCGGCGTGTGGTCGCATCACGAGTACGAGAAGCTGCGCGGCTACGACGAGCCGACCGCGGACCAGCCGTACGCGACGTTCGCCTGTCACGCCACGCCGGACCACAACTGCCACGGCTGGGTGGCGGTCCACATGAACCGCGGTCACGACCGCGAACTGATCGCGCTGCGCTTGTGGCCGACCGACTTCGTTCCCGACAAGGACGACCTCCGCTTCTACGAGAGCGGCAACGAGGCGGCTGACTACGGCCAGTTGCCCAAGGACATCGCAGCCGACTCGACCATCGAGCGGCTGCTGCGGAAGAACCCACGCCTCCGCGAGCGTGACCCGTGGGAGGAAGAGAGGATGCACGATGAGCTCGGATGGTGACATCCCACTCGTCATCTGCATGACCGTGGCACTGATGCCCGAGGCGTCAGTGCCTGCGCGACCGGCGTTCTGCAATGACTGCGGAGAGCCGGTGTGGGTGGCGAACTCGACGCCGCCCGCGATCCCGGTCTGCGTGTGGTGCGGGGAGAAGTACATGGGGCCGGACTCGGAGATGATCTTCACCGAGGAACAGCGCGCCGACCTGAACGAGCACGGTGTCACGGATGAGGAGATCGAACAGATCAAGAGCCGTGCCAAGCGGATGTTCGGCAAGAGGGTATGAGCGAGAGGGACATCACCAAGAAGGAGGCGCACGCGGTCGCGCAGTCCCAGGGGAAGATCCGGGAGATGCTGGCGCGGGCGATGCCGTGCGAAGTGTGCGGTGGCAAGGTGCTCACGCCGGGGCGCACGCGGCACTTCATGTGCGACCCCGACAGCCTGGTCGGGCGGGCGTGTACGTGCCCGCCGAATTGTTCACTGACCGCGTGGGGAAATGGTCCGGCAGAGTGCGATAGAAATTGCGTGCCGTGTCGGATCAATCGCGGCAAGTCGCTCGTTGAGAAACGCGCGAAAGGTGGTTGAGCGGCTGGGGCCGTTCATCCAATGAGGCATGTCGAGTGGAGGTGGTTCGGTAGCGCACCTGTCATGGGGTGCGCTGTTCGACACCGGCCTTTGCGTTGTTGGTTCCGCGACTCCACTCGGCAGCCATCCTCCCTGGGTATGCACCCCGCCCAGCGGCGGGTGTAGTAACATACGCCTTGTGGCGGGAGATCCGACCTGCCTGACAAGGAGAACCAACAATGACCATTGCCGAAGAGCTTGCCGCGCTCGACGACCCCACCGAGGGGAGCATGGCAGAACTGGTGACACGACTGCGCGACGCACGCGCTATCGCCGCTCAGTTCAACGAGTTATCGACTGTTATCGAATTGGAAATCGCCGCCCGCATGGAGGGCGACAACCTGACGGTCCCGCACGTCGGACATATTCGCCGTGTCCCACAGAAGCGGAGCCAGTGGAAGGACGAGGATTCGGCCGAGCGCTTTCGCGACTACGTGGCCGAAACGGTGGTCCGCGTTGTTGCGCTTGATCTTGCCTCCGGTGAAGTTGACATCACCAAGCGCAACATCGCGCGAGCCACCATCGGCGAACTCTACGACATCATCCCGTCCTTCTCGGACGTCAAGGCAAGGGGAAAGCGCATGGGCATCGACGTGTCGGAATTCCGCACGGTCAGTTACGTCGACAAGATCGAGTTCGACCTGGATGCGGAGGCGCAATGAACGTCTCCATCATCCTCGACCTCACGCTGCGCAAGGACGTTGATCCGGACAAGGTTGGCGAAGCGATCTTCGACTTCCTGGCCGAGTTCGGTGACGACGTTGTGACCGGCATCGACACGGTGAACGGGTACGACTACAGGATCGTGCCGGAATGAGCAGCGACCGTCACTTCGTGTGCGGCGGCTGCCACGGCGTCGTCAGCGTCCCCCACGGGCGGCGCAAGATCACGCTCGACCAAGTGCGCGAGACGCACCACCACTCCTGCCCGTCAAGGGGGGTGACGCGCCGTGAAGTGGTCTGAGGAGAACGGGGAAGTGCGGATGCAGTTCTGCGCGGCACTGGCCGCGGTCGAGAACATCGCCAAGACGCAGCAGGTGGACACGGGCAAGTACACGTACTCCTACGCCGACCTGGGCGACGTGATCGATGAGGTCAAGCGGGTGTTGGAGATGCACGACCTGACCTTCGTGCAGGAGACTGGTACGGAGGGCGAGAGGATGACCCTGACGACCACCGTGCTCCACCCCAAGACGGGGCAGTGGGTCGAGTTCGGCGCTCTGGCGATCAAGATGCCCAACGACGCTCAGGGGGTGGGATCGGCGCTCACCTACGCACGCCGGTACAGCCTCCTGACCATCTTCGCGATCGCCCCGGAGGACGATGACGGACGCGCTGCAACGCTGTCTGCCACCGTCCAACCGGGGCGTCGCACCGAGGCCGAGCGGCTGATCCGCGAGTCGATCGCCAAGATGGACGCCGAGCAGCGGACGGCGTTCGTGGAGCAGTTCAAGTTCAACTTCGGAGTGGGCCTAGCCGACCTGCCCGCCAACAAGCACGGCGAGGCATTGACGTGGGCGCGCGAGTGGGAACGCCAGCAACTCGACCCGACGATCTTCAACGGCGACCCAGACATCGCCACTGCCGACAGCATGACAACCGAATGAAAGGAACCACATGACAGAGCACAGAGCAAAGCTGCCCGATGGGCTGCCGTCGAGGATGAAGGGGCTGGCGCGCGACAGCGCGGGTAGACCCATCCCGTTCTTCGTCGGCTACCCGGACGGGGAGACACCGGACTTCCGCACGATGGACGGGCCGAAGCTGCGCCAGGCGATCATCAAGGACCTCTGCTGGGTCTGCGGTGAGCGGCTGCTGCGTCGCTACGGCAGTCACTACGGGACGTTCGTGGCGGGGCCGATGTGCCTCGTCAACTTGACCAGCGCCGAGCCGCCATCGCATCACGACTGTGCGCTGTGGAGCGCGCGGGCCTGCCCCTTCCTGGCGAACCCGAACAAGGTGCGCCGGGAGACGGGAATGGAGGGCCTGCTGGAGAACACGGCGGGCATCGCCATCGCTCGCAACCCCGGCGTGACCGCGCTGATCGAGTGCTCCAAGTGGGAAATCTGGAACCCAGGCAATGGGTTGCTGTTCCGCATGAAGCAGGTGTCAGCCGTCAGGTGGCTGGCGCACGGCGAAGAGGCGTCCGTCAAGCAGGTGATGGAGTCGATCGAGACGGGCCTGCCCGCGCTGCATCAGATGTCCATCGAGGACGGCCACGGTGCGGAGGATGAGTTGAAGCGCATGGTCAAGCGGGCGCTCGGATGGGTGCCCGACTGGGACGTGGCGCTCAACACGGGGGACTACCCACTGACTGCGGAGTTGGCATCGTGACCGACATCGTGTGGGACAACACGCTGGATCAGGGCGCGTACCGCGCCCAGGTTCAGCGCGACGACAACGAGCCTTACCGTGGCCTGCTGGTCGTGGTCGATGACAACGGCAACGTCATCCACAAGGAGCAAGTGGGGCTGGCCTACGCGGCCCGCTTCGGCCCCGACGTGGACGACGTGAACACGTGGATGGAGCGCACGGTCGAGGTCATCGACAATCCGGCGCTCCGCCGCCCGGACGAAGGCGAGCACCCGGAGGACATCCAGTGATGTCGGACGGGAAGTGCCGCCGTTGCCAGCAGCCGATCCGGTGGGGCGTGACCGAGGCGAACGGTCGGCCGATCCCGGTCAACCCGACGCCGGACCCGAACGGGATCATGTGGATCGTGCGCTGGGAGACGAACAGCACTCCGGTGTTCGCGGTCGCCAGCAACGACCGCCCGGTCCCGAACACCGAGCCGTTCCGCTACACGGCGCACTTCGCAACGTGTGCCGACACCAAGGGCAAGTCGTGAGCGAGACGCGGGAGGAGATGTTGAAGTCGCTGATCGCTCGGCACCACCTCGTGCTCAACCGCTTTGAGCCGCACCTGGGGTGCTGCGTGTGCCGCGGTGAGTTGACCAACGGGCGCTGCTTGGAGTGCGACCCGTTGCCAGCGCCCAACCCGTGGCCCAACCACCTGCTGCTGGCGGCGGGCGACACGGCGACCTTGTGCGGGATCAAGCACCGCGAGAAGCGGTTCTACCCGCACTGCTTGATGGAGTTCGCGCCGGACCACGCCTACCCGATGGCGCGGTGCGTCGAGTGCTACACCCGAGCGTTTCTGACCAACATGCTGAGCGAGGAGGACTATGACCGAGATTCGGGTGGGTGAGCAGAACGACGGGCCGTTCCGCGATCCCGAACTGAACAACGCAGACGCGCTGACGGCGATGCTCGACGTGACCCAGGAGATGACGCGGGTGGCGCTGCACTGCCGCCTGCGCTTGCTCGACTTGGGGTTCAGCGACAGCCACACGCTGTGCAAGGAGCTCGACACGACCGCGGCCAAGTACGCCACCTCGCAGGAGCTCATCCGTCGTCACATGAGGTGGATGGCGAATGATCCGCTGTGACCTGGACAGGTGCAACAACGTGGCGATCGTGCTCGTCCACTTCCGCGGCCAGCACACGCCGAGGCCGTACTGCCGGTATCACGCATTCGACAAGAAGGGAAACATCCGCTGGAAGGCGGTTCACATCGGGCATATTGAGCGCATCGGGAGGTGACATGGAAACGAGCGAAGTCAAGGAGACGTACAGCACGGACGAGACGGCCGAACTCGTCGGCGTCACCTACCGCCAACTCGACTACTGGCTCAGGCAGGGGATCATCGTGATCGGAGCCAACACCCGCGGCAGCGGGACGCATCGGCGGTTCACACACGTCGAGGTCGCGAAGCTGAAGGCTTTCGTGGCGACCTATTCAGAGGCCCTGGGAATCTTGGAATCGTTCTCGTCCGGTCGCCTGTGGGCGGCGTTGGATGAGGACGAGTCGGTGTGGTCGCCCGACTGACGGCGAAAGAGGCCAAGCGGCTCGGCCTTGATCTTTCATCGGCCGGTGAAATTCACCACACGAAGAAAGATCGCAAGCCGCGCGAGCCGTACCACACGCGGTGCGTGAAGTGTGGCGAGGACTTCACGACGGAGGCTGCTGAAGCGCGGCACATGAACACCACCGAGCATCGGCGTTTCGAACTGGTGCTCACAACCGAAAGGAACCCACATGAGTGATCCAAACTACGACGACGACGAGCCCATCGTCGTTGACTCGCTGACCGGCGTGGTCGCGCCGGAACTGCCGGGCATGCCCCAGCCGCCAGAGCCGGACGAGGAGGACCGGCCCAACTACCTGAAGGTGTTCGACGCCGCGAGCGGTGCCGTTGCCGTGGCGCTGGACAGCGTGCGCCAGTCACTGGCGCATCTGCGTGCTCAGCGGGAGGAGATCAACGAGCACATCCGTCAGCTTGTCGGTGAAGAGCGGCGGCTGAACTCGATGGTTCACATCGCCAACAAGAAGGCCGATTCGTGATCCTCGCGGTGCTTGTACTGCTCCTTGCACCGATCCTGCCGCCCGCCCCGGACGGGGGGATCGAGGGCGGTGCGGCAGCGTCGGCTCAGGCAGTGCGGGTGAACCCACCAGCCCCACCTCCACCGCTCGTGGAGACAGGACTCTACGGCCTGCCGTTCGCTCCCGAGGGACTGAATGATTGCCAGGAGATGAACTTCTACCGAGTGCAGTGGGGGCTGCCCGCGGTGTTCGACGCGATCGGTTGGCGCGAGTCCAACTGCCGCAACGAGGACGGCGTTCACACGTCGTGCTGCTGGGGCTACTGGCAACTGTGGATCGGGCTGCAAGTGCAGGACCACCGGATGCAGCCGAGGCTGGCGTGGTGCGACGTTGACCACTACTCGGACGTGAACAGTGACGTGCCGATCGACAAGCAGCGGCAGGCGTGCGCGACGGCGCAGTTGTACGCCGAGGATGGGATGTCGCCGTGGCAATGAACGGGAAGTGCTCGGCGTGTGACAACGACGCGGCGGTGATCGTCAACGGGGGAGCGTGGTGCATCGACCACGTGGATGAAGCGTTCAAGGAAGTGCGCGGGCTGATCGACCGCGGACTGGAAGTCCTCAACAACGATCCCGACGAAAGGACGCAATGAACCAGCTACCACCACCAGACCCGAGGACGCGCAAGCGCCCCCCTCAGAAGCCGCCCTCGGTATGGGTCCCGAGGGCGGCAGTGATCGACCCGCTGATCCAGAAAGAGTGGGAGAAGCGGTTGCAGTCGGGGGACTACGCAAGGCGGCGCGGATGAACGTGTCGTCAACGAGAGAAGAGCGCCTGGTCGAACTCGGGCGTGAAGTGCAGCGAGCGGAGCACATGGCGCAGGCGTTGGCGAGTCTCGCCCACTCCATTGCCCAGTCACCCGCGCCGGTCGGCTCCTACGGGCCGATCTGGGCCAAGGTGGCAGACCGGCTGCTGTCCGACGCACGGCGGGTACACGCCGAGGCCGAGCCGTTGCGCCACCGGATCACCGACATCACCGCGCAGATCGACCGTCTACGCCAAGGCACGGAGGCTCAGTTCGATGAAGCTGAGACGGCCGCGGTGTGAGACGTGCGGCGGGCGCGCAGTGGCGGGCGTGAACGACGTCCACTTCTGCGCGACCCACTTCCGCGATGGGGTGATCACCCAAGTGCGGCTCGGCACCTACCGCAATGGCGCGCCGCCCGATGTCGTCCAAGCCGCGGGCGAGTGGATGGCAGACCTGATCGACAACGATCCCGAGATTCAACGCAAGATGCAATGAAAGGAACCACCATGACAACACTGGACCAACCGAAGGGCTTTGACCCGCCCAAGGACTTCGACAACCCTGACCACGCGGTCGCCACGGGGATGACGCTCGCGTACCTGACGCTGAACGACATCTCCGTGGTGCCGATCCTCGACGGCGACAACAACTTCACGACGGACCTGCTGATCCAGTTCCCGCCGATGTTCGAAGATGCCGTGCAGTTGGAGATTCGGGTGCGCGTGCTGTGGGAGCCGGGGACATGACCTACTACGGAGCAGACGACGGGTTGCTCAACGACCCGGACTTCAAGGAGTGGGCTGAGCATCAGCGGGTGAACGTGATGCCGATGATGCAGGACAGCGCGCTGGTCGTCAGCCTCGTCCCCACGGGCGACGCCGACATCAAGTTCGCCGTCGAGTTGGGCCTGGCGATCATGCTCGACAAGCCGCTCATCTGTGTCATCTCGCCGGGGCAGATCATCGCCGGGAAGCTGCGGATGGTGGCCGACGAGATCGTGGAGTGGGCACCGGGCGACACGCCGGATGAACTGATGGCGAAGCTGAACGCGATCAAGAAGCGGTATCCGGACGCATGACCAAGATCGTCTTCCGCCCGCGGGGACCGTGGACCCGCATCACCAAGACCCCGGTAACTCACCCATTCGACACGACGTGGATGAAGACCCTCGACCTACTCCGCACCGAGGCGTACAACCTGAAGCGGCGCGCCATCGCCTACGAGGATGAGGTCGTCATCGAAGTCGATGTCGCGGAGAAGGACATCCGTATCGACGGCCACCTGAGAGCGAACACCAGCGTCGGCAGCGATGGTGTGCGTGTGTTCATCGACAGCAAGCACGGCCCGCTGGTGTACGCCTGCGACAACTTCACCGGGCACGGCAAGCTGCGTGGTTGGCAGGCCAACGTCAGAGCGATCGCGGTCGCGTTGGAGAACCTGAGACGTGTGGACCGCTACGGCGTGAGCGGCCACGGCGAGCAGTACAAGGGGTGGGTGGCGCTCGACCCGCCGAAGCCCTACGGCGCGATCGACGTGATCGTGTCGGTCATCGGGTGGACGAGAGAGCAGGTCAAGGCCGACCAGGTGGGCGCGTACCGGCAAGCGCTGAAGAAGGCCCACCCGGATCATGGCGGCACCCGGGAACTGCTCCAAGCGGTGATGACAGCGGGGAAGGAGTTGGGGCTGTGAGTGACGACCGCTCCATCACCTGCCCCCGCTGTCACGCCACATCGTTCCACCCCCAGGACATCGCCACCGGCTACTGCGGCGCGTGCCACTGGTGGACCAGCGATCACGTCCTGGGACGGATCAACCCGAGAGGAGGCGTCAGCATGAAGGTCACGCTGACAGAGGCGTGTGGCATCGTCCACGAAGTCGAGGCCGAGTTGGTCGGCGTCGAAGAGGACGGCTACCTGTTCTACGCCGCCAAGTTCGACATCGACGGCACGGCTCTGTTCGACGCAGAGATCAACGTGGACGAGCTTCCCGCTCATGCGAGCGTCACGATCGAAGCGGGGAGGCCCGATGGATGAGCCGCCGTTCGATCCACGCAAGGAACAGTGGAGCCACGCCGCCACCGTGGGGTGCGCGGTGCTGGTCGCGCTGTTGGCGTTCTCGTTCATCGCGCCGCTCATCGTCTTGTTCTGGCGGTGGGTGCTCTGATGTATGTTTGCCGCCATGAGTGACACACCAGCAACACCAGAAGAGACCCCGGCCGAGGAGTACCCGACGACGCCCGAGACCACGGAAGCGGAGGCACCCGAATCGGGTGAGGCCGAAGCTGCACCGGAGTCGGGGAACAAGGGCTGGGACGGTACGCCGCCTGGCCTGAACGCCGAGGACGACGACGCCGAGGCGGCAGACGACCCGGAGTAGAAGGTCTACGCTCGCGAATCGTGAGTGACGTACCGAACCCGGACTTTGGCGACCACGAACCAGAGGATGCCTGGGACCCCGGCGACCCCTTCCCGATCTTGGTCGACAACCTGTTCCGCCGTCTGGCGTTGCTGGACGGCGACACGTCGCGACAGACGCGCCAGTCCTTGCTCGACATCATCGAGCATCGGCTGGCGCGCTACCGCCGTCTGCGCGACGCCTACGACGATCGAGACAAGCTGCGGATCGATCAGTTGGTCGAGGACCTGGACTTTCTGAGGAACCGCTGATGGGCAGTCGCTACCTGACTGACATGGCCGACATCCTCCGCGGCGCGGGCTTGACCGTGGTGGAGGAACCTGGATGGCAGACGCGAGCGCGCGGCTCGGGCGGCTACGACGGCAACCGCCCTTGGGTCATCATGTGGCACCACACCGCGAGCGACACCAGCCCGGCGAACGATGTCTCGTACATCATCAACGCCGACGATGGCCCGCTGGCGAACCTGTACCTCGCCCGCTCGGGCACCGTGCATGTGATCGCGGCGGGCGCGACGAACACGAACGGCAAGGGCGGTCCGCTTGGCGGGTTCAGCCGCGGCACCGTCCCGCTCGACAGCATGAACACCTACGGCCTCGGCATCGAGGCGGCGAACAACGGTGTCGGCCAGCAGTGGCCGCAGGTGCAGATCGACTCGTACTTCAAGATCAACAACGCGCTCACCGCCGCCTACGGGCTGGCGTTCACAGACCTGTCGAGTCACGAGGGCTGGGCACCCGGTCGCAAGATCGACCCCGCTCAGGCAGGGGCGGTGCAAGGACCGTGGCGTCCCGCTTCGATCAACAGCAGCCAGACGTGGCGCAACGACGACATTCGCAATGAGGCCGCTCGGCGGTCGATGCCAGGGCCACCACCAGACCCGGACCCGGAGGATGACATGAAGTGGAGCAGGCTACGGATCACCGAGGCAGGGGCGGTGTTCATGGGCATGAGCGACGGGCGCGTGTTCCCGCAGGCCGAGTGGGTGAACGGCGACGACCCCGAGCAGTTGGCGCGCTACCAGAACTACGAGCGCTTCGGGTTCGGTCACGACCTGGAACTCTCCTTCACCGACCTGAAGGGCGTGTGCTTGCTCGGGTCGGTGCCGGGGCGCGACGACAAGTTCGCTCAGGCCGGACTGACGTGGAGCAAGGACATGTTCGGCAAGGTCGTCGGTGAGGACAGGTGAGCGCATCGACCATCTACCAAGCGGCGAACGACCCGGCGCTGATCGAGCGCGTGACGGCCATCGCCCATCAGGTTCGGCTCACCGATGCGACCAAGGCCGACACCGACTTCGGCCGGTCACTGGTCGCGGCACCGCCGTTCTCGACCGCGCCCAGCGCCGTCATGCCGATCATGTTCCCGGTGGCGGTGGACAACGAGGCGGCGTATGAGAGCGCGGTGCTCGCACAGCGCGGCTGCCCTGGGTACGACAAGGACATCATCACCGACGCCAACTTGCAGGCGAGCGTGATCGCTCACTGGCCGATGCAGAACACGGTGCCCCCAACCCCGTGAGATAGCATCGGGCGACTGAACAGGAGGGGACGTGCCGGGATCGACCACGCTGCGCCACTACCCATACCCGGTCGACACGGACCCGATCGACGTCGCCGGGGACGTGCAGCGTCTGGCCGAGGCGGTAGACACCGACGTTGCTGCCGTCTCCACCGTTGCCAACAACGCAACGACGCTCGCTCAGCAGGCCCAGGCTCGCGCCGACCAGGCGAACGCGGCGGCGGCCAACGCACTGGCCACAGCCAACTCAGCCGTCAGCCAAGCGCAGGCGGCGCAGACCACGGCCAACAACGCGTCGAACGCAGCCAACACCGCCAACGGCGCGATCGCGGGTATCCAGGCTCAGCTTGCCCGCAACCTTCCCTACGGCGAGCTCGGCGGGCTGCCCAACATCACGTCGAACGCGAGCGGCGATGCCCGCGTCACATTCCCCCGCGCGTACTCGTCCATCCCAGGTGTGGCGGTGGTCTGCTACAACGAGGCCAACGTGCAGCCGGTCATCCACTCGGTGGACACCACGGGGTTCAGCGTGCGGCTCCACTTCGCGGCCGACAACGACAACCCGAACACGCCGTGGCAGGGCACCACCGGCCTCGGTTGGGTCTCATCAGGAGCACAGTTGGTAGCACCATGAACGGTCACGACTACATCTGCCAGAACGCGGCGTGCCCCGAGAACGGGATCAAGAAGCCGTCGTTCTCGCCCATCATCGGTGATGTCATCTGCGGCATGTGCGGGGAACTGTGCATCGACAATGGCCTCACCACGGAGACGTTCGGCGTCACGATCCCTCCGCCCACGCCCCTCTTCATCCCACCTCCGGGGCCGTAGCTCATGGCCCGCTGTCGCTGCCAAGAGGTCGAGTGCGCCTGCCGTATCACGAACGGCGAGAACATCTCGATCACCGGAGACGGAACGTCGCTGAGTCCGTGGGTCATCACGGGCCTCCCGGCGACCACCGGCACGCTGCAAGTCGCGGACACGCCCTCGCTCATGCTGCTGCTGGCGGGCAACGGATCAACCACGTCGCCCTACGTCATCTCGGGTGAAGCGCAGATCGGTGGCGTGCTCACGGTCGAGGACACAGCGTCCGTCGATCTGGAGTTGACGGGTGGTGGCAGCACAGCGTCGCCCATGCTGTTGAAGGCCAACGTCGCCTTCGTTGATCTGCTCGCGCCGGGCAACGAAGGTGACGTGCTCACGCTGCGCGTCGATGGCAAGTACGTCCCCGCGCCGGTCAGCGCCGCGCCGGGAACGATCTTCGCGGAGGGTGGCATTGCCGGTGACGGCAGCTTCGCGGACCCGCTGCACATCGAGCCGCAGGTCTATCCGTCAATGGCGGCGCTCGATGCCTCGCTGTTGGACGACGGATCGCTGGCGACGGTGGCGGGGCTGGGGCTGTTCATCAAAGGCACGGACGGCATCTGGCGCGCGGTGGACAATCCTGCGGGAACGATCCAGGCGACGATCGCCACGGTGGCCGACCCCGGCTGGGCGCTGATGGACGGGCAGACACTGCTCAACGCACAGACGTTGTACCCGCGGCTGTGGGCGCTGGCCCCGGCATCGTGGAAGGCAGGGGCCAACATCACCCTGCCGACGATGACCAACCGCATCCCGATGGGGTTCGGCACGACGGCGCTCGGATCGATCGGCGGCGCGAACGCGCTGACGCTCGCCCTCGCGATGCTGCCCGCACACAGTCACGCCATCGACCACGACCACCCCCCGGTGTCCACGGGCTTCGTCAGCAACGACCACCAGCACGACTACAGCGGCGTGACGGGCACCGAGAACCAGCAGCACGTCCACAACCTCGCGGGTGGCGGTGCGCCGTTCACCAACGCCGTGCCCGGAGCGTCACCGATCATCGTCGGTCAGGCGGACGGCTTCACCGGCCCCGAGCAGCAGAACCACACTCACAACTTCTCGGGACGCACGGGCGGCATCACGGCGAACCACAACCACTCGGTCGATCTGCCCCCGTTTGCCGGGGCGTCGGGTCAGGCTGGTGGCGGTCAGCAGGTGAGCGTCGTGCAGTCACACCTCGCCGTCAACTGGCAGATCCGCACCTACTGACGCCACTTGCGGACGTGGTGGATGAACAGCGCGCAGAACGCAAGTGACGCGAGCGCGAGTGCGGCGATGACGACGTAGGGGCCGAGCAGGTCCACGCCGTAGCGAATGACACCGCCGTCCCATCCGCCGCCCATCGGGCGAATCTACAAGACGAACCAGGCGAGGGCGAACAGCGTCAGGGCCAGCTTCCACGAGCACTCACAGACGAGCATCACTCCGCGCGTCGTCTCGCGTACCAGCACGCAGCACAGGAACGAGATCAGGAAGAGGATGGACGCGAGCAAGAACAGGAAGTCAGCCAGGTCGATGTGACCCTCTGAAATCTGAGCGAGCATGCGCGAACCCTACTGCTGGATGCAGACCCACAATGTCACCTGGCCACCGGGGGAGTTCAGCGTCAGCTTCTCGGAGGCGAATCCGGGAGGACACGATGACCCGTCACGCCCTGGTGGTCCGGCTGGACCGGGCGGGCCTTGCTCCCCGGTCGGACCAGGGGGGCCGGGTGGACCAGCCGGTCCCACGTCACCGGGCGGGCCGGTAGCGCCGGGTGCTCCCGTCGCGCCGGTAGCGCCCCTCTGCCCCTCTCTGCCGCTGGTTCCAGGCGGGCCGGTACTACCGGCCGCGCCGGGCGGTCCCTGAGCGCCAGGGAGCCCTGTAGCGCCTTGCGGTCCTGGCACACCGTCCGCGCCGTCTGCCCCTGGCGGGCCGGGAGGACCGGCTGGCCCCGGTGGACCGGGTGGACCTTGCTCAGGGACCGTCACCACCGTCGTGACCGTTGTCGGGGTCTGCCCCTCGACGGCGGCGTTTGCGACGAAAGCGAGGGTGGCCACCGCCAGCGTCAGCGCCACCAGGAAGCAGACTCCGGCCTTCCACATCGGAGTACTCAGCCAGCGCGGGCGGGTCGGGGGAGGGAATCCCGTGATCCGCCAAGATCTGCCTGAGCACGAATACGTACTGCCGCCAAGCGATTGCCTCGTTCTGCTGGTCGAGCACGACGTGCTCCATGTTGCTGATGATCCTCAGCGCGTCCTTGCGCTCCTTGCGCCGGACTTCCCGAATTGCGAGTGCCACGCCCGCTGTGGCGAAGAGGATCGCGCCGACGCCCGTGATCCAGGCTACGAGTTGGTCGTCCACTCACGGGGGCGGCGGACCGGGAGGCAGGGGGTCTCCCCCCGCGGGGGCGTTCATCGCCTGGATCTGGCTGAGGATCATGCCGTCCGTGATGACGGCCTCGTTCATGCCGGGGTCGGCGTCCGGGTCTGTTGCCAGTGCGGACTCCCAGGCGTCATCCCAGCCGGGAGCCGCGGCCCACTTGCGGCGGTTGAGGAAGGTCCAGTTGTCGCCGTCAGCCATGCCCTCCTCGGTGGCAGCTTGGGCGATGCGCTGCTGCATCGCCTGGTTGCTGGCGATGGTCGATTGGGTGAGGTAGCTCATGGCGCTCCTATGCGGTCGTGGAGAAGGTGATCATGCCGAGGCCCATGTCCGTGTTGGCCGAGAGTCCGGAGATGTTGAGGGTGCCGTCGATGCCGACGTAGCCAACGAGCGCACCCGTTGGGGTCGTGCGGTTGGCAATGGCGAAGTTGACGACCCCTGGTGGACGAAAGCCCACAGGCAGGACGGCCACGGGGTTGCCACCGGGCATCGTGAAGCGAAGCTCGCCCCGGATCTGCACGATGTCACCGATCTTGCGGTACTGCAACGACTGCGACGTGCCGCCGATGTTCGACCACGGCGCAGCCAATCCCACCGCCGTCCACGCTGGCGGCGTGTCGGGAATCGGCGCGGCGGGCGTCATGTTCGGCCCGATGTCCTCGATGTAGAAGTGGCTGACGTTGGGCTGGTCGGTCCAGATTTGGGCGCTGCCGTTCGATGATGCCGTCACCTTGTACGTGGACGCCACGCCATTGCCGTCGAAGATCGCTTCCAGGTTGATCTCGTCGTAGGTGCCGTTCATCACGCGGTACACGTCGTTCGTCGTGATCGGCCCACCCGAGGCGCGGAGGTAGATGTAGACCGCGCTGCCTGTCGCGGCACGGCAGCGGCAGACGAGTCGGTAGCGACGGCCGATCTGCGCCGTGAACGCCAGTGGCTGTGTCACGTCGATGGTGTTGGAGGCGATCGCTGCACCGCCAATGTTCGTCATCGCGCCCATGGCCACGATGCCGAGCGGCTGCATCGGTGACACGGGGATCGGTGCCGAGCCGAGCGGGGAGGACGTGTTGGGGCCGACATCCTCGATGATGAAGAAGCTCGTCAGTTCGGCGTAGAACTCGATGTTGGCCGCGGTCGGGCTGACGCAGCCGAGGAAGTTGCGGTTGACCCCATCGCCGTCGATCAGGAACTGCGTCAGCAGCGCGCCGAACCCACCGCCCGTCATGAACCAGACATCGGAGATGGCAGCCGCGCCCACCGATCCGTCGCGAATGGAGACGCTCACCTGTGTCGCTCCGCGTGTCGCTCGGAGCATCAGCGTGATGCGGTAGCGCCGTCCAACCAACGGCGTGAAGTTCAGTGGCTGCGTGACGGCCGTGACCACGCCCGCGGCGGGGACGACCATCACGCCGACCATCGTGCCTTTGGCGACGACGCCGAACGATTGCAACGGCGAAGGCCCCGAGCCGAGGATGTCCACCCACTGACCGCCGACGCGTGCTCGTAGCTGTCCCATCAGGTGTACCTCGATGCCATCTGGTAGCGCCCACTGATCTCGGTCGCGTCACCCGCGCCCCACGTGAACGGTGCCGTGGCACTGGTCGTCGCGCCCTCGTTGCGGATCGCTCCGGGCAGGTCGGCGCGGGCGAAGTACAACGTCATTGCCCCGCTCGTCGCGGGGTCGTGCAGACCGGCGTGCCGCCAGCCGCCCGAGTCGACGAAGGCGACGTTCAACTCGTTGGTCGACAGCCGCTGCGCTGGGAACGTCAGGGTGTGCGTGAGTGCGCCGACCGTGAACCCCGACGAGCCGAGGGTGAATCCGGCCTTCCAGTCGCAGTAGCCGTCTTGGCGGTGGTAGCTGCTGGGTGCCGTGCCGCCTGTGCCGAGCGTGACGCCACCGAACACGGCGCTGCCCGACTGCGTTGGCTCGGCCATGACGATCCAGCCGGTGCCGTCGTAGAACCATTCGCGCTTGGTGTCGGTGGCGAAGAAGCTCATCGGCTGGCCGGGCGCGGCGGGCTTGTTCGCCTCTAAGCCGAACGACGGTTGGTCACGCCCCGGCGCGTCGGTGTCGTACCAAAGCTCGGTCATGGGGAACGTGCCGATCGGGTCGTCGGGGCCGATGAACACCTCATCGCTGGTGCCCGAGATCGGCACCCATGCCCCTCCCACGCGTGCGAACAGAACGCCCATCAGGCAGCCACCCTTTCACCGAACAGGACGAACGAGCCACCGAAGAACGTCGGGCCTCCCGTGACGCCGTTCCACCTCGTGATCCAGCCAGGACCGGCGACGTTGGCAGCGATCGGCTGCGCGGCGGCCAGAGCGCCCATCACCGTCCAGCCCGCTCCCGCCGAAGGAATCGTCGGGGTGGTGTCGTAGATGCGACCACCACCGGGAGGAGTCGGTGCGGCGTAGCTGTTGGTGTAGATCAGCACGCCGAGGTTGAACTGTCGGTCGGGCTTCATGTAGATGCCGCTCATCTCGACGCGCGACACCGTGGCGAAGGGGAACGTCGAGCCGCTGTCATCCCACAGCGTCACGTCGAGCGAGCCGTTCATCGTGGAGTTGGGGAACTCGACCAGCGCCGAGGTCTGGACCAGCACCGTGCCGCGCGGCACGATCCACGTCGTGCCGTTGTAGACGGCCATCACGTTCCACTGCGTCACCCACGCTTGCGACCCGGCGATCGGCGGCGTTGAGGCGAGCAGCGCGGCCCACGTCGCGTAGACCGGCAGCGAGCCTCCCTGTGACGGCGCTCCCGTGGCGTCGGTGTCGTACCACAACTCCGTCGAGGGGATCGTGGTGATCGGATCGTCCGCGCCGATGAACACTTCGTCGGAACCGGAGCCGACGACATCGACCCACGTCCCGCCGACGTTGACGCGCAGCACGCCCATCAGAAACCCGGCCCGACGTACTGCCCGCCGAAGAAGTTGATGTTCACGTTGCCGTTGAGGTTCAGCGCCACGCCTGCATTGTGGAACACGCTGCAGAAGACGGTCTCGCCCACGGCCAACTCGATCTCTGCCGATGTCGAGATCGTTGTGCCGAAGGCCCCGCCATTCGTCACCATGTCCACCTCACCGAAGCGACGGTTGCCAGCCGGATAGTCGAGCCAGAGCGAACGGATGCCGGTGGCATTGGCAGCGAAGCTGACGCAGGCGTCGAAGCGCCACCGACCGGCGAGTCCAGCCGGGATGACGATGCCCCCTGCATTGGGCGCGTGCAGCCCATCGGTGTCGATGAGTTCCTGATCCCACGTCACCGTCGTCACCGCCCCCGTCGCGGCCGAGGGGCCAGCGATCGAGTTGCGGAGTTGGAAGCGCGGCATCCCGCCAGCGACGATCACCCACTTGTTCACGACCCACATGAACAGTCGGAAGGTGTTGGCAACCGACGCAAGTTGCCCGTTCGATCCCGTCACCGCGTTGAGCGCGGCCGTGTTCGGGTAGATCTGGAACAGCGGGCTCGGCGTCGGTGGGGCGGGCGCATCTGTGTCGTACCAGAGCTCCGTCTGCGGGTCAGTCGGCAGTGGATCGTTGGGTCCGACGAACACCTCGTTGGGCGCGACCGCGCCGACTGTCACCCACGCCCCGCCGACGAACGCCTTGGTGGTCGGCGGGTTGGTGGACGTGTCGATCCACATCGTCTCGTTGCCGCTGGGTGTGGTGCTGCCGATGAACACTTCCGGGGGCGTGGCGAAGTTGATCGGCGTCCAGACGTTGGCGATCTTGGCGTAGAGCACGGGCATCAGGCGACCCCCGTGAAGATGATGTAGTTGACCGCGACCGAGGGCTGCACGTTGGCGTGCGCCGTCCCCGATCCAACGCTGTCGGTGTTGCCGTTGATCGGGTGTGCGTGGCGCGCGTTCGCGCCGCCCGTGTTGAAGGCGTGCAGGTGATCAGGCGATGGGTTGGCGTCGGTCGTGATCGCATTGCCGGGAACACCACTGCCCGGCGCGGTGGCGATGTTCGACCCACCGCCCGACAGCCGCTGAGCCACGAAGTACGAGTTGCCGCCATCGACGTAGTGCAGGTGGTTCATCGTGCGGTCGGCCGCGCCGGTCGTGCCGCCGTGGGCGTGGTCCGGCGTGTCGTTGCCCGACCAGACGTTGACCGGGTGGGTGTGCGCGGCCATGTTGGCGAGCGTCAGCGTCACCGTCTCCGCACCGAACTTCGTGCCGAGCACGCGGTTGGTCAGGCCCGCTCCTTGCCCCGCGCCGACCGGCGCGACGCCGCGCATGTCTGGCAGGGCGAACGTCGTGCTGCCGTCACCCGCTCCCCACGTGGTGCCGATCGCGGCGAACAACCCGGCGTAGGTGGTGCGCGATCGCAGCGATCCGTCGCAGACGAGATACATCGGCGGCACGACCGCACCGGGCCACATCTTCATCTCGCCAACGAGCGTGCCCGCGCCGGTCGGGGGCGGAATCGGGTTGGCGTCCGTGTCCACCCACAGTTCGTAGGTGTTGGCGGTGCCGGGGTCGTTGGCCTGGATGATGACCTCATCGATCCCACCGCCGCCACCCCCACTCCCCGCGGGAACCCACGCCCCGCCGACACGCGCGTAGAGCGTGGGTGGCACGGCGTCCGTGTCGAACCACAGTTCGTAGGTGCCACCCGGATCAGCCGGTCCGATGAACACCTCGTTCTCGATCGGCTGGTTGATCCACTTCGTGTCGAAGTCAGCGGTACTGGCCTTGGCGAGGATCTGATCTTGCAATCCTCCAGGGGCAACCCCCGGTCCCGCTGGACCCGCTGGACCGGCAGGCCCCTCGGGACCGGGTGGCCCCTGTGACCCACCGCCGCCGCCGATGGGCGACTGCGAGCCGGTGGGTGGGATGGGATGGCTGACCCAACAGTTGGGAGGCTCGTTGCGCCACAGGACCATGTTCTCCAGGTCGAGGTACGTGACGCCGGGAGGCGTGTCGAGGCAGTTGGGCAGCGCTTCGTCGTTGGGCACCGTGCCGTAGGCGAAGGCCGGTGAGTACATGAGCTCGGGCTTTCGCTCGACACGGCGCAGGCGGACGTTGACGTCGGTGAGGAAGCCGCTGAGGTCTTCTTGCTTGGTGACGTCGTTCGCCATCAGGGGGGATCGATTCTCGTCTTCGGCGCGCTGATCGCGGTGAACTGCACGGTCTCGCCGGTCGGTGCCGACTCATTGACCACGATCTCGTTGAGGCGCTGCCACTCGGTGACGGTGCGGCACATGCGGGTGACGGTGATCGGGAACCACGCGCCGGGGATCAGTTCGGACATCGCCCACGGTGCGCCGGGAAGCAGCGTCGTGTTGGCGGGGATGACGACGCTGACCGGGGCGGGCGACATCTTGTCGATCGCTCGCGCTGCGGTCTGCGACCACGATGTCAGTTCTTCCGGCGTGGGCGGGTCGTTCACGCTGTCACCCTCGGAGGTGTTGGAGATGAGCAGGTCGATCTTGCCGTACTGGTTGTAGTACAGCGGCTCACCGATCGCCATGCCTGCGTAGCCGCGGCCGTTGGTGACGAAGCCGCGCGTGGCGAGTTGGTAGCCGTACTCCACGATGCGAGGGAACTGGGACATGAACTCCTCGCTGATCTCGGGCAGCACCGCCCAGGCGTAGTTGATGTCGAAGAAGTAGATGTCGCGATTGACCGTGCAGTAGTCGGTGCCCATGTCCTCGGCGTACTTGTCGAAGTCCTCCCACACGGTCATCTGGAACGCATTGACGATGCGCGTGGTTCGCGGCTCGGTGTTGATGTCGGGGTTGTGGATCGCGATGCAGCGGCCGACCATGTTCCACGGGTCGCCGTCCGCGGAGAAGCACTGCTCGTTGAGCAGCCAGTCCATGCGTTGGATGACGCGACCGATGTTCGGCCAGGACTGGTTGTAGCCGACCTCCAGCACTCGCTTCTTGGCGACCCACAGGAAGTCTTCGGCGAACACCCGCACCACGCTCCAGTCGTACTCCAAGCGGGTGATGACGCCCTGCCACACTGGCTCGTCATCGCGCAGGATGTGAAGCTCCATGATCGCCGTGCGAAGATCGCCCAGCAGTTCACAGCACTGGTAGGTGGGGACGACAACCTCGGAGTGGGACACGTCGTCACGGATTCGGTTCCAGCGCACTGCCGTCAGTGGCGTGAGCTCACCGATGAAGTTGACGCCACCGCGCTCGTAGACCAGGGCGCGATGAGTCGCACAGGTGAACTCCGGCTCGACTGGCAGCGACATGGCTACCCGACTGCGACGGACGCCGTGCGGAGAAGGATGCGAACCTCGTGCCCAGCCTCCTGGTCGATGGTCACGCGGTAGAGCGAGTCGCTGAACTCGGGCCAGCGCAACGGCCCGTCGTCCCAGTCACGCGCGAAGTTGATGAGCGACCGCTCCACGCCAGCGCTCTCGGCCACAGCGGTGTGGCGGTGGACGTCGATGATGACGTGCGAGTTGGCCGGGATGAACGGCAGCAGGTAGCCACCGACGCGCACCGCGCCGTCCCACAGCCCGATCCGCACGAAGCCCGCGGGCTGAGCGAAGGTCGTCAGTTCGAACACCGGCTGCACCATCGCCAGCGTCGAGCCTTCAGCGTTGGGCACCCAGACGATGTTGTGGCGCGTCCACGATGACGGGATCATCGGGTCGAGCTTCAACGGCGAGGGGCGGGTGAGCACCCCGGCGATGTGACGCATCGACGTGCGGCCGGGGATGTCGAACGGGTCGGGGACAGGAGGCGGCGGTGACGACAGCGGCTCGACCAACGTGCCAGCGCCCAGCGCGTCGAGCACACCGCGCGAGAGGCCCTGTCCGTACTTCTTCGGGTCGGCGGCGACGATCGTGATTTCGAACTCCACCAGCGCCCCGTCCGAGTACATCACCGGGTGGCGCAGGACCGTCGCACCCGTCGTCACGGCGACGTTGTTGTAGTGGCGGATGTACGGCGCGACGCAGTTCTCGATGCAGCAGGTCCACCCAGGCGGGCCACCTTGCAGGTCGTCGTAGAAGTCGGGCCACGAGCACCAGTCGGGATCGTCCGCTGGCGGACCGGCCGTCAACTCGGCGTAGGTCGCGGGCCACCACGACGGCGTGCAGTCGGTGGGGCCGTTGGCAAGCTCGGCGTAGTTGTGAATCCAGCACGGGCCTCCGGGCTGGTCGTCCTCACACACGCAGGGGCAGCAGTCGAAGAACGTCAGCCGGTGGCCGATGCAGTTGTCCACCTCGATCGCGTTGAGCGCCGAGGCCATCCAGTTCAGCCCCGCCGTCAGCGAGCACTCGTCCTCCGCGATGGCGATGCCGTGCAGGACGAGCGTGCGCGGACCGAAGTAGGGCGGGCCGATCACGCCGCCTCCGCTGACTGCGTTGGCGACCGACACCTGGCGGGTGCTCGACTCAGCGCCCGCGATGTCCAAGCCGATGACGCCCAGGAAGCCCCACGTGTCGGGGTTGTCCACGTCGTACCACGGCGCAGGGTCGAGCGCGACGCCTTGGTAGTTCGCTCCACCCGGCACGACCACCTGTGCCTCGGGGCAGTCCAGACACTCCTCCAGCCAACAGATTCCCGCCTGGCGCGCGTAGGCGTAGGCGCGGCTGTTGTTCACGAACTCGGTGTACGGCGCGGGCGGTGTCTCGAAAGGATCACCGTCACCGAGTAGCAGCCATCCTGGGTACACAGAGCCTCCTAGACCTGCTGCGCCATTGCGACGGCGCGGTTGACGATTTGTGTCGCCACGGCGACGGGATCAGCACTCTGCGGCAGGATCGTCTGGTACAGGTTGATCTGCTTGCCGACCGCTGGCCCGGTGGGGTTGCTGTTCAACGGCGTGACGACCGTACCCGGCGCGAGGAACGTGGGCGAGTCGATGACCGCCGAGCGGCCACCGCGACTGATGAACTCCGGTCCTGCCTCACCACCGATGCCGCCCATCGCGCCGACCACGCCGCCCATCGCGAAGCCAGGCACACCCGTCACCTTCGTGGTCACGGTGATCACCCGGCCGTCGAGCGCGTCGATCTTGCGCTTGATGTTGTCGAGCTCCACCTGCGCCGAGCCGCTGAGCAAGGTGAAGGTCGTGTTGACGATGCTGTCGATGCCGTCGAGCGTCTCGCTGTACTCAGACGCCTTCGTCTGCGCGTTGGTCAGGCCCGTCTGGATGAAGCCGGTGGCAACTTGGTCCGGCGTGTCGTCCAGCGTCTCCTTGTAGGTGTCGGCCTTGGTCGAGGCATCCTCCAGGCCCGTGTGTTCGAAGTCGGTGGACACCTTGGCTTTGGTGTCGTCGGTCGTCTTCTTGTAGTCGGCGGCCTTGGTGTTGCTGTCCTCCAGCCCCTTGTGTTCGAACTCCGTCTGGACGACGCCCTTCATCTTGTCGACGTTCTCGATGAAGGCATCGGTGTCGGTCAGCCCCTCCTCCATGCCGGGGGTGGCGATGGTCGTCTCGATGCTCTCCGGGGTCAGGCCGAGCGCGTTGACATACGCCTCGGCCTCGGCGGTGGTCAGGCCGAACTGGGTCAGTTGATCGATCAACTGCTGGCGCAGCATCGACACCTGCGTGGCAACGAAGCCCGTGTCCTCACCGGCCGTCACCTGTGCGGCGGCGAAGTCGAGGATGGCGCTGATCTGATCGCGGATCACCTCGCGGTTCTTCAGCGCCCCTTCGCTGTTGTCGGTCAGCGACTTGGTGAACTCGTCATTGCCCGCGACCGCGTTGAAGATCTGCGTGTTCGTGTCCGAGATGGCCTGCTGCAACTCGTCCCACGTCGCCTGCTGGTCGAGCATCGGGTTGATGAGCAGGTCGAAGGCTTCGGTCATCGCGCTCGCGGCGTCGGCCGCGGCCGTGGCCTGCTTGGCCACCTCCGACATCTCTTCCTTCGTCTCCCGCAGCGGGTCGAGCGCGCCCTCCATCGCGGCGCGCTGGTCCTCGATGTTCTGCTGCAAGGTCGCCGCGGCAGCGCTGGCCGCATCCGTTTCCAGCTTGTTGGACGCGAGCAGCGCGGTGAACTGGTCGTACAGCGGCAGCAGGTCTTCCCCGGTGCGCTTCAGCCCGGTCATCTCCTCGGCCTGGGCCAGCAGTGACTGGGTGGTCTTGTCGGACGCGGCCCGCGCGTTGAGGAACTCCTTGACGGTCTTGTCGATGTCCACCCCATCGGCCTGGTCCTGGATCTCCTCCAGGGCACTGCCGATGGCGATGAACTCGGGCGTGAGGTCTTCGACGCCGATGCCCAGTGCTTCGAACTGCTTGGCCAGTTCGATCAGGTCTGTCTCGGCGGCGTTGCCCTCCAAGGCTCGCTTCACGCTCTTGGCGAACGTGCTGAAGTCTTCGTCGGTCAACTCCACGGCCAGACCGAGTGCCTCCGCTTGCTCGGCCGTCAGGCCAGCCTGCTCGGCCAGATCGGACAGCGCCTTCACCGGGTTCTTGCCGATCTTGATGAAGATGTCGGCGGTGTCGTCGGTGGTCTTGCCGATCACACCCAGCGCGATGTTCAGCTTGTCGGTGGCCCCCGTCGTGTCCGCCAAGGCTCGCGACAGTGCCCGCGTGCTGACGGTCGCGACGTCGGCCGCGGTGACGATGTTGACGAGCTCGTTGACCTGACCGACCAAGGACTGCGCGGCCTCGCTGGCCCGCTTGGACGTCTCCGACTCCTCGTCGTTGAACAGGCTCATCGCGCCGACCGCGAGTGCGGCCGCTGCGGAGAGGATCAGCAATTCGGAGTTCACGGTCTTCATCGCGGTCATGGCCGCGGACACGGCCTGGATCGCCTTGACCATCGCCAGGAAGGCGAGGCCCGCGGCGACGACGGGGCCGGGGATATTGGCGATGATCTCGGCAATGATCGTGATGATCGGTTCCAGGTTTGTCAGCGCGGTGAACAGACTGGTGAAGCCCTGGACCAGTACGTCGGTGATGCTGGCCTGCGCCATCAGCGCGAGGAACTCCGCGAACACCGGCAGCAGTTCACCGATGTCGGCGGCGAGGTCCGCGAACGCGCCGATGGCAGCCGGAGTGATCAGGTTGTCGAAGGCTTCGCTCACCCCCTCCAACAGTGGAGCCAGTGACTCGATGATGGTGGTGCCGGACTTGAAGAAGTTGTCGAGCGCCTTCTGTCCGGCGACGGACTTCATCCAGTCGTTGAACTTGCCGACGATGTCGGTCAGGCTCTGCACCAGCCCGTCGCCGCCGTCCTTGCCCGCGTCGAACAGGGTGAACAGCGCCTTGCCGACCTCACCGATGAGGCGGAACCAGTCCTTCAGCGACTCGACGCCCTCCACCAAGAACTCCATCAGCGCGCCGCTCTTGACGCCCTCATCGATCATCTTCCCCAGCGATTCGGCGGCGGCTTCGATGCTCTTGGCGAGCGCGCCCGCGGCTGGTGTTGCCGCGCGGAAGAACGGCTCGATGGCGTCGATGATGAGCACCACCGCGTGCAGCAGATCGTCGATGGCGGGCTGCATCGAGCGGAACAGATCGCCCAGTTCCAGGTCGGTGCCGACGTCAGCCAAGTCCTTGAAGAAGGTGTTGAGCGAGTCGGCGGCGAGGTCGAGCGCCAGCCCAACCTGGGGCAGCAGCGTGTCGGCCAGTAGCTTCAGCTTGACGTCCAGCCCTTCGAACAGTTCGTCCTGGGTGGCGAGGCGGATGTCACGCAACTCGGGCACGATGTCAGCGAAGGCACCCGCCACCTTGCGGGCCTCGGGTGACAGTTGCGCGAGGGTCTTCTGCACGTCCTCGGCTTCGATGTTGAACTCGCGGCCCTCAGA